TTACCATTGTTGCTGGTACTAATGTAACGATTACCACTAACGCAACTACGGATACCATTACCATCAACTCTGCGGATCAGTTTGTAGGGACCGTAACATCTGTAGCCACTACTGCCCCGATTACTGGCGGTACAATAATCACCACTGGCACTATTGGGATTACTCAGTCTGGAGCTGCAGCGGACGGATACCTAAGTTCAACCGATTGGAATACGTTTAATAGCAAGGAGCCAGCGCTTACAAAAGGCAACCTAACAGAAGCGACCTCCTCCGTTCTTACAATTACGGGAGGCACCGGGGCGGTCATTGGAAGCGGTACCACAATACAGGTATCTCAAGCAACCACGACTACGAGCGGGTTTCTAAGTTCTACGGACTGGAATACCTTTAACAACAAGCAGGGAACGATAACCCTTACAACTACAGGAACCACAGGGGCTGCAACATTTATCAGCAATACGCTAAACATTCCCAACTACGCAGACCAATTCGTTGGGACGGTCACTAGTGTTAACCTTACCGCTGGTGATCGTATTGAGGTAAGTGGTGGTCCAATAACAACTAGCGGTTCAATTACAGTAACACACGGAACAAGTAGCGGAGCGGATGTTACTACTGCTCAGTCATTTCGCCTTAGGGTTATTGCTGATGGAGGAACTTTTGAAGCCTTTAACGATGTGGCTATCGCAATTGGCTCACTAGAAGATATCGCCACCCCACAAGACACCGACAACAGCGGGGGTACCGTACTTCAAAACATTGTCTTAGATGAATTCGGGCACCTGCTTGGAGTGGGTTCTATTACTCTCGACACTGATGATATTATAGAGGGGCCTACAAACCTTTATTTTACCAACGCTAGAGCCCGTTCCGCGTTAAGCGCGGGAACTGGCATTACATACGATACCTCAACTGGCATCATCACCAACAGTGCACCAGATCAAGTCGTTTCGCTGACAGGGGCAGGCACTACTACTATAAGCGGAACCTATCCAAGCTTTACGGTCACTTCAAACGATCAGTTCGTTGGCACGGTAACCAGCGTGAACCTCACGGCAAGCACTGGAATATCTGTTAGTGGTGGACCTATTACATCAAGTGGTTCCATTACGGTTACTAATACCGCCCCCGACCAAACAGTTGTTCTAACAGCGGGAACAGGTATCAGTGTAAGCGGAACTTACCCCAGCTTCACTGTTACCAATTCATCCCCATCCTCCGGCGGCACCGTTACTAGCGTTGCAGCCCTCACCATAGGGACCACAGGTACAGACCTGTCGAGTACCGTTGTAAACGGTACAACGACTCCAGTAATTACCTTACAGGTTCCAACTGCTAGCGCTGCCAACAGAGGCGCTTTGTCTTCTACTGATTGGACTACATTTAATGGTAAGCAGTCAGCGATTACTTTGACTACCACGGGCAGTACTGGGGCCGCTACGTTTATCAGCAACACCTTAAACATCCCAAACTATACGGACCAGTTTGTGGGTACGGTAACATCTGTAGCCACTACTGCACCAATCACTGGAGGAACGTTTACTACAACTGGTACCATTGGCATTACCCAGTCTGGAGTTTCTACAGACGGATACCTTTCCTCTACGGATTGGGGCACCTTCAACAGCAAACAACCACAGCTTAATGGAACTGGTTTTGTAAAGGCAAGCGGCACAACCATAAGCTACGATAACAGTACCTATTACTTAGCTTCTAACCCTAGTGGATTTACCACTAATACGGGAACGGTTACCAGCGTTAATCTTACAGCAGGAGCCCGCATTGAAGTTGCAGGTGGACCTATCACCACGAGTGGCTCGATAACTGTTACCCACGGAGTTGCTGATGGTGCTGACTTCGTAACCGCCGAAGAATTTAGGGATCGAGTGATAGCCGACGGAGGAATATTTGAAGCTCTTGGCGAAGTGGCAATTGCAATTGGTAGCCTTAGCGATGCTGCTTCTCCTAGCTCTACAGATTACAGCGATGGATATGTTCTTCAAAACATAGCCATCGATGAGTTTGGTCACGTGCTTGGGGTTGGAGTTACAGATCTTGATGACAGGTATGCTCAATTAGGATTGGGAACTACAAATTTTTTAGCAAAGTGGAGCAGTCCAAGTGAACTAGTAACATCAATTGCATCAGACAATGGAACTGGAATTGGAATAGGAATATCAAGCGCCTCATATAAGTTAGAAGTAAGTGGAGATATAAAGGTGTCCTCCGGCTCTATTGGCGTTGGGGTTAATCCCAATACTACTGACGGACGCATTGATGCATCCAACGACATCGTAGCATTCTCGTCTTCCGACCTCCGCCTAAAGGAAAACATTAAGCCAATTGAGAACGCACTTGACAAAGTGAAGTCACTCACTGGTGTGGAGTTCGACTGGAAGCCAGAGCTGAAACACGCTCACGGATATGAAGGACACGACACTGGTGTAATCGCACAAGAGGTGCAAGAGGTAATGCCTACTGCAATACGTACAAACGACACGGGCTATCTTGCAGTACGATACGAAAAGTTAATTGGCCTCCTTATAGAGGCCAATAAAGAACTCGCTGCTCGTGTTGAACAATTAGAATCTAAATTAAAATGACCTTACCCCTTTCGGGCCCTCTAGAGGCCAGCGACATCAACGTAGAGCTTGGACGCTCCGCAACAGCTGTAATGTCTATTACTGACGCAGCAACTGGTGTTTATGCTACCATCAACACCTGCAGTCCTTACTTTCCCAATGGAACTGCTCCCCACGCCTATTCGGAGTGGTATGGGTATAATCATCTAGCTCCCTGTTTAAATTCAAACTTTGCATTTTTTGATGACATAAATACAGGAACCGAGGATATGCTTTACTCATTTACTAGAGACTACTGGACCATTGTTTCATCATCAAGGCCAAGCCCAGCATCTACAATGACCGTAAGCTTTTGGATGAAAATGGTGAATCCCGGAGGAGTAAATCGCGGTGGACTTATGGAGCTTTCTCCCATTACACCCGGATCAAGCACTCAACTTCTAGAAATATACTGGGATCTTGATGAAAATACTTTATCACCGGGAACTTATGATGCCAATGTAATTTTTATTTTTACAAATGCATCAGGTAGTTCTGTAACAAGTAAGGTAAACTTAGCCGACGCGAACAATTCTTCAATTTCAGGAATTAATCCGAATAATTATTGGGATAATAGCAATACCGGATATGTTGATGTTAACGGATACTCATTGATAACTATTGTCATTGACTACAGCGCAATTGGAACATCTACATACGCTACGTGGTACTGGAATGATTCACCACTTACTGTTACTTGGCAAACAGCACCCGCAGATGGATCATCTTTTACATTTGGATCATCCTCATTCTCGGGACCAAACTGGACCAATAACAGGCTGTATGTTGGTGGCATTTTTAATATATCTGCAGAATGCCAACTTGATGGCTTTGCTATATTCTTACAGACTGCCCTTACTCAGACAAATGTTACAAGCATATATAATGGTGGAGCTGTTGCCCCTATTGCATCATATACGGGTATATCGTCAGCCCTTTTGTTTTATAACTTCGAGAACGATACCCCGAGCATTGGAATTGACACAGGCGGAACGTATTCAATGGATCTTAATGAGCGGAATACCCCATTTAGAGTCCAAGATCCAGCAGCATAGATTTTACTTTGTATATTTGCACAAACAATTAAATATATGTCATCACAAGTAACAAAGGAACTCATCGACACTGTCAAGCAGCTTCAATCATCAATGGAGGCAATCAAGACTGAGCTTGGCACCATTACACTTATCGAATCACGCAAGGCTAAGCTAATCGCCTCCTTTGAGGAGGCTGAGGTGTCTATGAAGGACGTGAGAGCGAAAATATACGAGCAGTACGGAGACGGAACCATCGACCTCAACACTGGCGAGTTCACCCCCAACGGTGTACCAGAGGCTGAGATTGTAGAGTAGATACTAACGAGCAGATGGGTCCCTGAGTATGGGGCTTATCATAAGCTGGTTAAGGCAAAGCCCCGCAAGGGGCTTTTCTTTTTGGCATAACTTTGCACTACTTCAAACCCATTCATTTAAACAGATGAAATTTTTTACTTACATAAAAGAAAAACTTATGGGCTTTGCCTCCATCTTTAAAGATGACAACAACTGGAATGAGAAAACCATTATTGGTTTTATGTCATTTGCTGTAATGGTTATAGTAATGGTTGCGGACGTTGTCTCTGGCGTTATGGGTAAAGACCTAGTTATTAACGAGTTCACTTATAATTCTTTTGTAATCATTACCCTAGGATCATTTGGAATCGCAGGACTAGAAAAGTTCGCTAAGAAATGAAGATGCCCGTCAACTTTGAGCAGTTCCAAAAGAACCCCACCGCAGCAATAGCGTTTATTGCATTGGCAGCCGTAGGCTATTTATACATTGACCAGAAAATGAGCAACTCAACAACCGATGAGCGTTGTCAAACAAGAGTGGGTGAACTTGAGGTGAAGGTAGAAAAGTACACCGAACACGTCAGACGGCTAGACTCAGCGTTAGCCTACACAAGTGCTAAAAACGAAATGCTAATCCAAACACGATGAAAGCCACACAAGCTGCAGTAATTCTGTTAATCCTTCTAATCATTGGTGGAATCCTTAGCGCACAAAAGCCAAAAGTAAAAGTGGTAGATGAGATGGACTTGATGATTGAGAAGTCCAACCAAACTATGCGTAAAGCGGCATCCGTATCAAAGAGCGCAGACAATCTAATTGTTGCGGAAGTAAAAGAAATGAAGGCCACCATCACAACTTTAGAGGAGGAGAAGGTCGCCCTCGTTGAACAAGTTAAAACAATGCAAGATGAAATCGTTGCTATTAGCGTGCAGCCTACTGCTGTGCCATTTAACGTACTCGCAATCGTACCCGATTCAACGGGTCGAGGGGAGTGATACGGTAGTCGTGCTTAAGTTGTCTCAAGCAGCAGCGATGAACAGCAAGTTCGTCAAGCTAAAGAAAGAGATTGACTCTGTAGGCTTAGACTACCGTAGTATGAAGCTTGTTGCTGACTCTCTCGCTACTGAGAATATCAGAACCACAGAGACCTTACGCAAGGCTCTTCTAGAGCCTAAGGCTGCCGTTGATAAGGTAAACGAACAGTGGCGCACTGGAGTTTCTGTTTCAGTATGGTTTTCGGTTATATTTTACGTTGTATTTAGCTATTGATGGAACAGAGAGTTAAAAACCTTCTTAAGAAATATGGGCTCTCTGGATTTAATAAAGCCAAAGCAACTCCCTCGCACCCAAAGAAGTCGCACATCGTATTAGCTAAGGTCGGAGATAAGGTCCGCCTTATTCGCTTTGGACAAAAAGGTGCTGACACCGTAACCGAGAGTAATCCTACTGCTGCTCGTGCAGCAAAGCGTGCGAGCTTTAAGGCTCGGCACGCAAAGAACATCGCCAAGGGTAAGATGAGCGCAGCGTACTGGGCAAACAAAATTAAGTGGTAGGTCGTGAAGGTTGCTAAAAAAACAAACCCAGAACTTTGGGAGAAGTCAAAGGCTCAGGCTAAGGCTAAGATGGGCGGAAAGCACTCAGCCAGAGCTATGCAGCTTGCTGTTTCTATCTACAAGAAAGCAGGAGGAGGGTACTCCGGTGCAAAGACAAAGACAAGCCTAAGCAAGTGGACCAAGCAGAACTGGCGAACCAAGAGCGGCAAGCCATCAGGCGAGACGGGAGAACGCTACCTTCCAGAGAAGGCAATCAAATCATTAAGCTCTAAAGAGTACGCAGCCACCACCCGCGCTAAGCGCGAGGGGACTGAGAAAGGCAAGCAATTCGTTGCCCAACCCAAGGCTATTGCCAAGAAAATCGCTCGGTTCCGTAAGTAGCCATATACGAAACTGTTGCGAAATATGCAATGGTTATTTGAACTAATTTTGCGTTATTAATAACAAAATTTATTTTATATGAGTAATGACATTGAAAGCGCCTTAAGCGCAATGGGATACGAGGTAACCAGCGGAGAGGTGCCAGAGGGAACGCCACTAGACGCCCCCACCTTCTCAGTACCTGAAGGAGCAGAGGTTTTAGACTTTAGCAATCAAGTTGCAGAGTCTACACCAGAGCAACCAGAGGCTACACCGCAGGAGACCTACGAACCCCAACAGCAACTAGAACAGGAAATTGTTCAAAGTTCTTTTACAAATGAACCCGAGCCAGAGATGTCTGAGCAAGAGTTCGAGGCTGCAGTCGCAAGCTACGTCAGTGAAAAGCTAGGCGTATCTATCGATAGCATCGAACATCTTACCCAGCTTCTTGAAGCTCAAAAAGCCCCATCAATTGACGAGAGGATAAAGGCAATTGCCGACTTCGTTGAAGAGACAGGACGTGATCCACTTGACTGGTTTAGATACCAGTCAATTAATCCGTCTGAAATGGATGAGCTCAGCGCTGTGAAACTGCAGCTAGCTGTTGACTATCCTAATCTCTCTAATGAAGACATCGATTTACTGGTGAGGTCCAAGTACAAAGTAGACGAGGACCTATACAGTAATGAAGAGATTCGGTTGTCGAGTATCCAATTGAAGATTGATGCGGATAAAGCTAAACGGGACATCGAGAAGTTGCGCGACAATTATCGTATGCCTGTGAAGCAAGAAGTCTCAAATAACGAAGTTCAAAGTCCCATTGACGAGAACTGGATTCGCACGATGAGCCAAGAGGTTGATGCCCTTGAGGCGCTAAGCTTTCAGCTTGGCGACCAAGAGTTCAACTTCGGGCTTAACGACCAGTACAAGTCGAGCTTAAAGGATAAGAATGCACGTCTTGATGAGTTCTTCGATCAGTATGTCGATAACAGCGGAGGCTGGGACTTCGAGCTGCTGAACTCTCACCGAGCCCTAGTAGATAACATTGATGAAATTGTCAATTCTATCTACAAGCAGGGCCTTAGTGATGGCCAGCGCAAACTCGTAGAAACTGCCGCGAATGTAGATGTCTCATCTCCACGTCCCGCTGATTCAAAGAATGCTGATTCTGTCTCTGCTCAGATACTAAACTATCTAAGCAATAGCGACAGTCTTCGTCTAAAAATATAAAAACGCCTAACACATAAAACAAAATGGCATCTACTGCAAATACGCCGTTGGATTTTTCTCCCAACAGCTTTCGTCGACTAGACCCGACCAAATACACTTCACTCGGTGATTTCATCGATGAAGTAAACAAGCCCGACAACCGTGATCTTCTCGTTAAGACCTACGGTAACCAAGGCATCACAGGCTTCCTTCAGATGGTAGGAGCTGTCAAATCTAACGGTGCTGCCGACGAGGTTCAGTACTGGGAGGAGACTCGCTTGCACCAGCTTCAGGTTGCTACTCCAGCCGCTTCTGCTGCTGCCGCTGCAACTACCCTGACGCTGAACTTGGCCTCTGCCGCTACTTCTGCTACTGGAGCCACTAAGGCTGCTGCTCAAAAGTACCTTCGTGTTAACGACGTGATTTTGGTTGGTGGTGTAGACCGCTTCATCATCACCGCTGTTACTTCTGGTGAATACTCTCAGACAGCTACTGCTGCCGCTACTGCTGTTGCTCTATCGAGTGCAGGTCTTAGCGCTTCTGCTGCCGCTGCTTCTGCTAACTTCCCCATCGTTGGTAATATGTTTGCTCAGGGAACTGATCAAAACACTGGATACCTAGAATCAAACGTTGTTAAGCGTACGAACCCATACCAGATCATCAAAGAGGTCTACAAGGTTACCGGTTCACAGGCTACCAACATTGGCTGGGTAAACCTAGGAAATGGCGACTACCGCTGGTTCATCAAGTCTGAGAACGACACCCGTCAACGCTTCCTCGACAAGCGTGAGATGATGATGTTGCTTGGACAGCAGGTTTCTAACTCAGCTGGAATCAGCTCACTGGGATCTATTGCTGGCTCTGAAGGTTACTTCTCTGCTATCGCTGATCGTGGTGTTGTTGTTAACTCTGGTGCAACCACTACTGCTGCTATTGCTACGCTTGACGAGCTTGATGTTCTCATCACCGCTCTTGACAAGCAAGGCTCTATGCCTGAGTACGCTATGTACGTTAACCGCCTCCAAGACCTTGCCATTGACGATATGATCGCTCAGGGTACGTCTACGGCTGCTAACATCACCGCTGGTGTTGCTACTCAGTTCGGACAGTTTGCTAACGCTGCAGATATGGTGAAGCTTGGCTTCTCTTCATTTATGCGTGGCTCTTACACCTTCCACAAGCACAGCTGGAAGCTCCTCAACGATCCTACGTTGTTGGGCGCTAGCAACTTCCAAGGTGTTATGATTCCGTTGACCAACGTTGCTGATCCTCGCACTGGAGAGAAGTCTCCAGCTCTTGAGCTCAACTACAAGGCCACGAATGGTTACAACCGCGAAATGGAGCACTGGATGACAGGTTCTATCTTGGGTGTTACCAACACTAACACGGACGCTTTGCAGTTTAACTACCGCTCAGAGTTCGCACTAGTTACTCGCGCTGCTAACCAGCACGTGCTCTTGACTAAGTAATCAACAGCTTTGTTGATAGGAAGGGGGCTTAGGCCCCCTTTTTTATTGCCAAATTTTCGCTTTACGTAGAAGTGTAATTTTGCATAATTATTAATTATAATTCTATTTAACTATGGCACGTCCAGCAAGAGCGTCTGCAGCTCCTAAAGCAGAAGAAAGAAAGGGAAAGATTTTCTCCATCCCCAGTGGTGGCGGAATCATTTGCACAATAAAGTCAGAGGCAATCATCTATGATCCCGAGACTAATACCAACAGACAGATACGTTACTGCCCCAATGAGGCTTCTATCTTTGCCGACGAGCAGAGCAGTTTAGCTGTTCGCCGTCACGTTATCTTCGAGGGTGGACTACTCTACGCTCCCGCTAATCAGCCTAACCTGCTTAGCTTCCTAGAGCTTCACCCCGCCAACCGCGCAAACGGTGGCGGCTTGTTCGAGGAGGTAAACACCGAGCACAACGCAGAGATTGATATCAACGTAGAGTTCCTTCTCCACGATGCTATCGGCCTGATCCGTAGCAAGTCCGTAGACGAGCTTATTCCTGTCGCTATATGGTTAGGGGTCGACACTGGTCAGAAGAACGCTGAGATCAAGCGTGAGTTGCTCCTAGAGGCTAAGGCGAATCCTAAGCGCTTCATCAGTCTATTCGATAACCCAACAGTTACCACCAGGGCTAACGTTAAGAAAGCTGTTGACTTCCAGATGCTGCTTGCCCGTGAGGACGGTATGTACTGGTTCGACAGCAACCGCTTGATTGTCGCTACGCCAGTGGGTCAGGACACCATTAGTGTTATGACTCAGTTCTGTATGACTGAGAAGGGCGGAACAGCTTACGAAACTTTAAAGACAGAGTTGCAGAAGTTGGAGCAATAGTGTATATTTGCACCCTACACTGAACCTCGTTTCATAGGTTAATTGTTGATTGGTTGGAAAGGGCTCTAGAAATGGAGCCCTTTTCTTTTGTTGTACTTTTGTATGAACTACAGATATTAAGATATGGCATCAGTAAACCGCGTATATTCAGCCCTGAAAGATCTGGTCAACAAGGACCAGCGTGGCTTTGTTACGCCTGCTGTTTTCAATAACTTCGCTCAGGTGGCGCAGATGAACTTGTTTAACAAGTTATTTAGCGATGCTGCACTCGATAAGAGACTACGTCAAGCTCAGCTTGATGCAGGAAGAGACAAGTCAAGGGTAAAGCAAAGCAACGAAGACCTCTCGTACTTCTCTAAGAAGTCAACCATCAGTTTAACCACTGGGGTTGGCGCAAAGCCAACCGACCTTGCAAGGATTATCTCTATACTATCCACCGACTCACCAGCGAAGAGCCTTGAAATAATCTACGACGAGGAGAAGCTAGAGTACATCCTAAGGTCTACCCTCAGTGCCCCTACAACATCGTTTCCTGCCGTAATGGTGGGAGACAGCATCTATGTCTACCCAACGAGTATAGCAAGCGTTATTATGCGCTACTACAAGATCCCACAGGGTCTTGTTCCATCCACTGGAGCACGCACCACTGCATCGCCTAAGTTTGGCTATACTGTTGTCGCAGGCAAGGAGGTTTATGACGCCACCAACAGCGTTGACTTTGAGCTACCAGAACACTACTTCGCGGAGCTAGTTGTCGAGGTTGCAAAGCTTATAGGAGTCAACCTACGCGACACTGACGTTTACACTTACGCTAAACAAGAAACTCAACAGCAATAATGGCACAGGATACCGTATCACTTGAGCAGGTCATTACGGACTTCGTCATATCGATGGAGAGTGATGACTATGCAAATACCGCCTCAGACACCCTTATTCGCAACTTAGCGCTAAGAGGTATCAGGGAGATGGGATTCGACATCCTGAAGCGTTTAAAGGCCACTGAGCTTAATGTTAACGTAAACACTAATAGCGTGACGTTACCAAACGATTATGTTGACTTAGTAAAAATTGGAATAGTAGGAGCAGATGGACTTGTATATATATTCGGAGAGAACAAAAACAAAAACATACTCGCCAACCAGCAGCCTTATCAGATTCCTGATTACCTTCTTGGCTTTGACGACTTTATTTATCGCAACTATGTGTACGCCACAACCAATGGCCGCTTATACGGCTATGGTGGTGGCCACTACAGCGGAGAGTACAGAATAAACACAGAGCAGAACAGGATAGAGCTCACCACTGGGACCAGCGTAGACACCGTCTACCTAGAGTACATTGCAGACGAGGCTCGTGCAGCGAGCCCCACCATCCACATCTACGCAGAGCAGGCCCTGAGGGCGTACATCTACAACCATCTCATCGAGCGCAAGAGTAATGTCCCATTAGGAGAGAAGGCTCGTGCGCGTCAGGAGTACTACACCGAGCGCCGTCTAGCAAACTCACGACTAAAGTCATTCTCTAAGGACGAAGCACTGAAGACGATTCGCAAGAATTTCAAGCAATCTCCTAAGTACTAGTAACTTATGATTGAAAAACTCATACCTCGATACCTTAACAAGGACGATGATGCGCGCCTAATCAAAAGCATAGAGATGACAGACGCACTTAATGTGCGTATCTCGTCTGAAGAGAATGGCGATGGCGGTGTTGTCAAGAACGCTTTTGGTAACTCAGCTGTTGTATTTCGCTCTGGTAACAACTGGCAGGGATTGCCTCACGCGCTTCCTGGAGGAACAAATAAAGTTGTAGGTTCTGTCAGCGACCTAAAGAATGGAGTAATCATATACTTTGTCTACAACAGCAATGGTGATCATTCAATCTATAGGTTTACCACTTCGCAAAATAATGTAGAGCTAGTTTACCGCGACAGCGTTTTGGCCTTCCAGTCTGACAGCTTCGTAAAGGGAGATGTAATCAATAATCTCTACAACGAGGTTCTTCTTTACTTCACTGATGGTATAACTCCACCAAAGAAGATTAACGTAACCAGAGCGATTATAGGGGGCTATTCAGAGGTCATCACCAACGGAACAGACGAGCAGAAGCTAGAGTTTATTACGTTGGCTAAGAAGCCACCTCTGGACCCTCCAACCTACGAGTTCTTTACCGACACAACTGTTGACGATAACAACATCTACGAGGATAACTTTCAATTTGCCTATCAGTATGTTTACCTAGACGGTGAGTACTCAGCGTTATCTAAGTATACAGATTTAGCTGTTGCCAATAACCAATACCTAGACGGCTTTATTGATGACGATCAACGTAATCAATTTAACGCTATCCGAGTATACGTAGAGACCTCAACAGCTGATGTAAAGACCATCAGAGTGCTGGGACGTAGAGGAAACACTGGACCTTGGTTTATTGTGGGCGAGATTTCAAATCCCGCCCTTGCAAGTCCAGCTACACTATATACTGATTTTAAAAATGATGAGCTGTATCAGTTCATCTCTCAAGACGAGGCAAACAAGACCTATGATGCTGTTCCTTTTACGGCTCAGTCTCAAACCATTTCTGGCTCACGATTGTTTTTAGGCAACTATACCGAAGGATATCCAAATGCGAATCTCAAGGTAAGTCTTTATCCTAACTATGATAAGGAGGCAACAGTCTACAACATACCAGTATCTTTTACTAAGAGTACAGGAGGTTCAACTCCAAATAGTGTAACTGGTTTTTCTTTCGATTTAAGTAATATCTCATCGCTAACAACTCAGGTTGATTCGATACTGCACATTGACCTTACCCTAGCAATTAATGATATCATATTGTCTGCTCCTGGAGCATTTATTGATTGGGTTGAATTAGACGAAGACCTTGTCCAATACAATGCTGGAGGTGTAATTGCTGACAGAATAAAGGCTCAACTAGCGCCAATATCAATAACGGAAAGTATAGTTCTTCCCGCCGGGTCAGACATATCTGATTTTACCGCAGCTATTGAATCTGTTGTTGCAAAGATTTATACTATTACGATAGGTTCCAACCCTACGGAAAGGGCATACGCTTCTAGGTTTGGACCACTTGCTGGATCGCAATTAATAGTTATTGGGAAAACACCACTAGTAAACCCAATAATATTTAGATGGGGATTCTTCCAAGGTAACTGTACAATGGATGTTTCAAGCGCTGGATTAAGCGGTAGTAATTTAAAATTTATTATTTCTGGATTTCCAACAATAAACCTTACCTTAGGCAGCGTTGCTGGTGGTGGGCCATTTAACCCAAACCTGCAAAAACAATTTAATATAGACTCATCTGGGACGTTAAGTTTTTCAAACTTATCCTACCTATCATATTCTGGTGTAAGTAGATCAGATGATGCCGATGAAGACAAATACGTAATACCAGACGGGAGCGGCACTTCAAGTGATGCTACTTTTAGCCTTGGTCTTCAACAGCCCACTAGTGATGAAGGAAATCTTGTAGAGACATCGGAGATTTTAGAATCGTCAAATTTTCTGTCCGACAAAATAGAAGGTTACAAGCAGTTCAAGTCTGGCGCTGTCCACGAGCTTGGCTACGTTTTGTTTGACAATCGCGGTAGGGCAACAGGTGTTCAGAAGGCTGGAAAGGTTTACCTTGACTGGTACGGCAACAGAAACTACAGAGGAAAGAATTCTATCGTAATGCGACTCGCTGGTACAGCTCCCGCATTTGCTGCAAGCTGGGCACCAGTGTACACTAAAAAAGGATCAATCGATAGTTTTGTTCAGTACAGCGTTATTGATGCATTTGCCGCAACCAATGTGGAGGCAATAAACTCTCCATCAAACGTAGCAAACAACGATTACATCTTTGTTTCATTCCGATCATTAGAGGGCAAGGATGACTCATACAAGGAGGCGAAGGGAGCAAACCTTGAGTATAACTTCCTCAAGGGGGACCGCCTTAGGGTAGTTTCCTATCAAAAAGATGACGATCAATATAGTTTCGTTATATCATCTGTCACGGGTACAATAAATGTAGGAGATGTTCTTTTCACGCTTAATCTAGGAACCTTTGTATTTGTCCAAGTAACTAGTGTAAATCTAGTTGGAGGTGCAGGAGTAATTACTGGAACCTCAAGCAGTACACCACCATCATCTGGATCATTAGGAAATCTTGTTACTGGAGCAGTAGCGATATACAGCTCAGTTGCTAATGTTGATACAAAGGTGTATCCAATCGATATTGACTTTGAAGTAGTTGACTACCAAGAACTTACTGATAATCTTGATACTAACCCAGTACTGAATAGGGCTAGCGACAACAGCATATATCAAACAACCGGAAAGTTTCTTGTCCTTAAAGACAAGAACATTGATGGATTCGATAAGAACTCAGTAGTACTCGGAACAGATTTTTGGTCAAGCAAGTGTTTGGTGGAAATATACCGTAAGCGTAAAGGACAGGACGAAGAAGTTTACTATGAGGTAGGAGAGTCTTATGACGTGGTCAACGGAGTGTTGACTGGTGATCGAACTGTTATATCCTCAGTTTCTGCTATCTGCACTAACGTAAGGCCACTTCAGTTTAGGACAAACATTGAGCTCTATGCTGGGGACACCCTTAGCGATGGCAGCGGAAATACCTTTGAAGTGCAAAACGTTTACCCAGAGGTAAGCGGTATCTACAACTACTTTGTTGACACCACCTTCTCCACAGGAGCATTTACTGCAGCGCAGACATATACACTGAACATAACCAACAGCAGTTTAGTAGCTGTTGAATTAACTCAGGGCGATACCTACTTCCGTCTACGACAGCTTCGATATGGCAATGACCCCGATGCATACAACTACTTTGTTGAGTATGTAGAGTCCGATGAGGTAAGCGACTTTTTTACATCAAAGAACACATCTATTGGTCGTCCGTTTGCTGTTCTTCCAGACGCAAAGACAGTCTACAGGACTGGATCCGTAACCTATTCTGATCCCTTTATTGTTGACGTAACAAGGCTTGGGCTGTCCTCATTTAACCCATCCCTAGCGCCTTTCTACGACCTCAACTACATCCACGGTTCAATCCGTTATATGGTCAACAGAGACGACAGCATAGTATTCTTGCAGGACAAGAAGTGTGGCCTGTTACCAGTGGGACGTAATTTAATTGAGTACGTAAGCGGACAGCAAGGCGTTACAGTGTCCACAAACGTTGTTGGAACACCGAGTTACTACGTAGGCGACTTTGGAGTTGGAAACAACCCAGAGTCTGTTGCCGTAGAGGGTGGTCGTGTTTACTTTGCCGATATCCGCAATGGAAAGGTGATGCGCATCTCCCAAGATGGGCTGACCGCAATCAGTGAGACCAAGATGGACTCATTCTTCAAGGGCAACTTTAGGGATATAGTCCAGTTTGCCTCAGTAAAGAGAGTAGTTGGAGGCGTTGACGACGAGGCAGGCGAATATATTATCGCTAGCGATAGTATATGTACATCAACAATTGCCATAACAGCAGATGGTGTTGACATAACGGCAGCGTTTGAACATCGCTGCATAGATGACGGTGGAACCTTTGAGGGCACAATATGCTTTGATGCTGCAATAGAGGTCCTTCTTGGCTCGTTTAGCTTTACACTACAAACAAATTGTGCAGGCTCTGTTGTATTTGCCGAAATAGAGTACAACGACGACAAACTTCCTCAGTTCAACACAGAGGTTCGTGAGTTTCAAGACATATGCGATACGTTTGACAACAGCGTAAATGCTGTTGTTTATTTAGACAGGCTTACGGCTGGGCAGGCAATCATTGTTGGAGAAGAGTTTCAGGGCACCAACAGCACCATCTACGGTATTGCGACCAACTCTACGTATGATTTCTTTGTCGGTATATCTATAGACCTTTCCGCTGGAACGTTTACCTTTATAAACACCTGCGGAAACTACAATGGAACAATTTCTAATGTTGGCACTACAGACACAGGTTTCACCGTAGCCTACGATACCGAAGACAAGGTGTGGAACACTAGGTACTCCTACTCGCCAGAGAGGATTGCTAGCCTAGACGACACGCTGTACACATTCAAGGCTGGAACGATGTACGTCCACGACGATACATCTAACAGATCTACATACTACGGCGTTGCAGGAAGCACTATCGTGGAGGTGATAAGCAATAACAACCCGTCTATGGTTAAGTCCTACGAGTCGTTAAGCCTTGAGGGTACGGATGCTTGGGCTACTGTAATCACAAACACAGACCAGTCTACGTCAATCCTTACTACCGACTTCAGCGAGAGGGAGCGTGAGTTCTTTGCCTACGTTCCAAGAGACACTAGCGCAAACGTTGGGACCACAACCATCACCTCGCTAAGCGGAAGCTCTGAGGTTTTTGTTCTCGGAAACGTAGCCACAAGTGGAGTTTCTGGGTCAACCATTACGTTCACCACTCCTGTGGGAGATGTGCCATTCCCTTTCGGAGGCACACTCTACAAGGTCAGCGGTGCTACCCTTGTGACTCTTGGAGTAACTGTTACTGCCATCAGCGGTAACAAGCAGATTACTGCAAGTGGCGCTATAGCTGGTGTAAGTGACGGAAACACAATAGTGGTCCTTGCCAACGCTGGTGTCGAGGGAGACCAACTGCGAGACTACTACGCACGCATCAACCTAACAAACACCGATACATCTGAAATTGAATTGTATGCCGTCAATGCAGTGTTCGCCCAAAGTAATCTACACAACCAACAGGGACAATAATTAGTACCTTTGTAATATGCGATCAAAGAAGAGTAAAGAACCAAAAAAATATATAGCGGGAGGACTTGTTCTAGCTGGAGCATTAGGTGCGGGACAAGCTGGGCTTGGTGCATACCAAATGATTCAAGGACAGCAGGCTGCAAACAGGATCAAGGAAGCTTCAACAGCTCGACCTTCTGAATACGCAGAGATGCTAAAGCAGGCTCGCAATGCTGAGCTAGAGCAAAGACGTCTTGAGGAACTTAATCGCTCGATAGCTACAGGAATAGCTGCCGCTCAAGGGGCTGGTGGTCGTGCTGTTGTCGGAGCGCTTCCCAAAATGATTCGTGCGTCCGATGCTGGTGCATTAGATATCCTAGGTCAGCGTCAGGCTCAGACTATGGAGGCCCTTAGCTTTGGAGCGCAGGGCGCTGAGCGTGAGATTGGACGTAACATAAATCGTGAGATGATGGAGCGTGGTGCTGCTCAGGCCGCCATTGAGGGCGGCCTCCAGAACATCGCGGGTGGTGTAGGTCAGATTGGATCTGCAGGTGTATATGGCGCTCAATTAGCGTCTAAAAAACCTACTAAGATTGCTCCTGTTGCTGAGGCTCCACTTAGCGCGGAAACAATAGCTAGAAATGAAACCCTTGCCTCTTTAAGGGGAACAGTGGGTGATCGTGCTCTTATTGATTTAAACATTACTGATTTACAAGATCAATTAGATGAGCAACAAAGTCTATTTGATAGAGGCATTTTTGAAACAGCGGACGAATATATGCCTTCTATGGGGAATAAAAAACCCCGAAGGCTTGAGCAGGGCGGTATGGTTACAGGCGGTAAGTTTGACCATAAGACCAACCCAATTGACATCGTAAAGAAAGGTCAGAAGATTGGTGAGATGACAGGTGGAGAGGTTATCCTCAACCCAGCCCAACAGCAAAAGCTTAGCAAAGAAAGTGCTTACTTCCGTCAGCTGTTAAAGAAATTCAATAAGCAAAAATAATGGCTAAACTTATTCCGAGTGGCGTAATCCAGCTGCCAAACTTTGCGGAGCTTCAGTACAAGCTCAATGAGCGTGAGCGCGAAAAGCAGCTTCAGTTTGACGATTGGTCCTCTCAGTTCACCAAGAAGTCGGGAACATATCTTGATGGAGACAGAGAGGCTGTTCAGACAGCCTATGGCGCGGTAGAAAACTCACTTAAAGAGCTTGCTAGGGACCCAGATAATATAGACCTACGACGTAAGGTTCGTGAGGCTAATGCTGGATATAACGAGGTTGCAGGAACAGCACAGTTCTTAGCTGACAACTACCGCCAGCAATGGTCAGCATACAATACCAAGCCAGATCAGTTTGACTTGGGTGGGAGAAATGCTTCGGAATTATTTGATGCCGAGCGCACCACTAAACGTGATGCCAATCAGATTATGTCCCTTGCAGCTAATCCATTTACCTTGCTTCCAAGGTATAACTATGATATGCAAAGCCCAACTCAAATTGCAGATGAGGCTGCTAACAACTTCAGAAAGAATATTAATGACTATATCCTTCCCGATGGAAGGATTGACGAAGCTAAGGCTCGAGAGTATATGAATAACTTTATGAGCGCTCGCTATATTGACCCAAAACAGGTAAAGAATGCTATCGTTTATGAAGGCGTTCGTGAGGGAACTATAGGTCGCAATGGAGAGATTACAAGCCGAGCTGACTTAGATATCCTCGATACTGAGCAGTTCAAGCCACAGGGTGATCGCCTAGCTGGTAAGTTCACCAATGACGCTGTTGATGCGTTTATGGCTGTTATTCCTCGTATGGGAGTCAATCCTGCGGAACTTCGCCTACAGCAGCAAAAGATTGCGCTTGAGTACGCTAAGCTTAACGACAAACAAAGGGAGAATAAGTATTTTGGTATTGATGCTGTTCCATACACTCAAAAGGTTGGAGACAAAACAATCGGTAGTGGATTTATGGTTCCAATTGACTTTGCACCAGTTGCCTCCGCAGGAGGTAAGATTGTTCGCTTTGGTAAAATCAACGGATCTCCATATATAATTGAGATAGTCAATGAAAAGCAAATGGTTACAAACGCTGAAACAGGTGATTTTGCTGAGATTAACGTCCCTAAAGAAAAGGGTAGGAAGGCAAAGGACAGCGACCTATCACTACTAAGAAAGGCAACAGATGGCTTGTCAGACGAGTACTTTAAGATTCTTCCCTCATCGCAGCGCACGGCAACCACTTCTCAAAACGCCGTATCTTCGCAAGCAGGAAGTGATCCACTTGGCCTCAATCTTTAAGAAGTTAAAATATGCCAGAACCTAAGTTGTCAGTAGCTGAATTTTCGGCCAAGGTAAAGTTAAAATATCCACAGTATAAGGACGTTGATGACTCTGTATTGGTTAGCAAGATGCTTGATAAGTATCCAGTGTATTCTGAACAGGTAGATTTTGACGTAAAAAAAAAAGAACTTTCCGAGGCATCCAATTTACAATCTTTGGCAGAACCTTCTGCTTCGGATACATCAAATAAAGTCCCCGCTGCATTTGGTGAAATTCCCAAGTTTGAAGGATCTAATCAGGAAGATGTATCTGAAGTAGATACGCCTAATTGGTATAATGTAGCCAAGTCTGCCCTCGGACAAACTTACGAGATTGGCAAAAGTGCTTTACTTAAGGCAGCATCATACGCATCCCCACTATCGACGCCACTTACTCGTGAAGCAATTGACGTTCAGGCAAAATCTGCCATTGATAAGATTCGAGATGAAGGTCCAAAGTTTGAGCAAACATTTACGGAAAGCATTGCACAGGGTAAATTTGGTGATGCCGCACTTCAGGCAGAAGAGTTTCTTTTAGGAACTGCGCCTCTTGCTATTACATCGGCAGCAATTACTCTTGGAACTGGCGGACTTGGAGCACCAGTATCTCTTGCGCTGATGGGCGGTTATGGCGCCCAATCAGCTCACCTTGATGCGAAAGGAGAGAAGTTCTATGAGGATATGAGTCCGCTTATGCGAGCAGGATATACTGGTGCAATGGGTGGACTTGAGGTGCTTGGGGAAGGGATCGGCGGAAAGATTTTGTCTGGAGCCGTAAAGAAACTTGCCGCTCAACAAATCACAAAACAAGCCTTTGAACAAACAGCAAAAGAGATTGCTAAAGGAGCATTAAAGTCCAATGGCGTCGCTGTGACAGAAGAGGCTCTTGCCGAGTTTACTACTGGATTCGGACAATCTGCTGTTGATCAATATGCTCGTACTGGAGATGTAAACCTTGGAGATGCATTCCGTCAGGGATTTGAGGGCGCCGCTATGGGTGCTGTTGGCGGTGCTGTCTTCAACACACCATCTACTATAGCTGATGCTACTGCGCTTGCCAACTCTGTTGGACGCGATATGAAGAACGCAAAGGCTAGAACAGAGATTAACAAGTACAAGGAGAAGCTTGATGCTTCTTCTACTGTTGAGGAACAAGATTACTATTCTCAGAAGTTAGCAGAGTCTATTAAGACTCGAACTCGTAATGCAACGGATGACGCTAAGTTTTACGAATATGTAGGAACGCAAAACCCACAAGACCTAGAGCGGTTTCTTGAGATTGACAATGAAATTAAGCGCTACGCTTCAATGGCCAAAGTCATCAAGGATACAGAAGCCACAAAAGACATTAAAGCTAAAGTTGGAGGCCTAATACAACAGCAAAAAGATTTAGAATCTAAATACTCAGCATATGATACTCAAGAAGAAGCAGGGATACCAAGTCCTGTCGTCGAAGGGCAAGCCCCTATCGAAGTCCAACCTATCCAAGTCGCAAGCGGAACGTCGCCTGAAGCAGATCGAGTACTTCAAGTACTTGAGCAGCAAGAAGTCTTCCAAAAAATAGCAGAGGCTCAAGAGGTAGACAACACTGAAGCCCAAGCGGCTCAACAGCAAATACTTAACGCTATCGATGAGGTTGATGCGTTGGACATTGCAGACGATGTAAAGACAGCATACATACAGACACTAGAAGATAAATTTGATGATATCGAATACTATGACAACAAAACAATTACTACAACTGAACAAGTTACCGAAGAAGTCCCAGTTGGAGCTCCTAGAGCGGGTAGCCGCACGATTGTCGAACCAGAAGTCCGACGCGGAAAGTTCCGCCTCTTCGAAAGGCTAAACAACCTTGAGGTTGCTGTTGGCACAGAGACCGAAGGGCAGACATCAGTAATCGAAACGCAAGAAGACGGGTCGATTGATGTTGTAACATACGATAAGGCCACCAAGCAAGAAGTTTCTAGGCAACCTAAAGTTGCCGAGAACATCTTGGGATTAGAATACGTAGAATCAATACTTGACGCTGACGGAAACCTTACTGGTGTCGTGATGCGTCCAAGGACACCAAAGGGAGAAGATATTTCTCCTGTTAGAATCCAAGTAGTCAATCGCCCAGAACTTGCGCTAGACATCGCTATTGATGCGCGTAAGAAGGAGATTGGAGATGTTCCAGAGGTTATCTGGATGCAGGAGTACGAGACGGTTACTCGTGATGTAACTACTAAGGAGCGGGTACCGGCGGCCAAGCGCCCAGAGCGCAAGGCCGCAAGGGTAGTACTCCCCACTGAGACTGTTGTCGCTGAGCAGGTGACCGAGCAAGTTGTCGAACAAGAGCCTGTAAAGAATAACAAAGGATTAAGTAGCGAGCAAGTAACTGAAGCTGTATCTGCTGCTGAAAGGCTAGCGAGGCGACTAGGTCTTCCTACGAAGATAATAGTACACAACAGCAGAAAGGAATTCAATGACGCTATGGACGAGGTGTCTAAGAGCGGGTCTGTTGCCTCTGGTGTTGAGTCGGGTAGGTTTATCCCATCCAGGAATGAGATACATCTGAACCTCGAGGATATGACCTCCGAGGTTCCCTTCCACGAGGTGTTCCACGCAGCATTTGTAAATAGGTTTGCCAAGGCTAGCCAAGCGACTAGAGAAAAGATTGCTAGTGACTTCCAATCAGGATTGCTTAGAGTGCTTCGCAGTGGAACCGCAGAGGACCAACAACTTGCTGATGCTGTTGAAAGATTCGTACAAGGCGGTGAGTATTCAGCAAAAGAAAGTCCCGAGGAGTTTATGGCTCAGACAGCAGGAATTATTGCTGTTAATGGTCGCAAGATTAGCAAGTCCACGATGGACAAGCTGATCCAGTGGACAAACAACTTTATCGGAAAAGTATTTCCAAGCCTTAAGATTACCACTCGTGGTGAGTTCGTTGACTTTATGAACTCGTTCTCTGGTGCCTTGTTTGAGTCATCAATTGACGAGCAGACATACACCGGACTAGAGTCTGAGGTAACCACGTCTATACCTCCCGTTTCAGAGTCTAGCTCTAGACAAGGTAGGGATGCTTCGTACGTTGATCGCAAATTTGATAAGGAGAAAATACAATTTGCAGACCTTAGCGAGTATGTGGGCAAGCCAGCAATAACGTACGCTATGGACCTTGCTGTAACGGGTACCGTAAAGTCACCAACGGGGGTTACATACACCTTTGATGGTGGTGTGTTTTACCCGCTCCTCGGAGAGGGGGGTTGGGCATTCACGGATGAGAAAACAGCAAAGAAAATATTAAGTAAGCTCAAGAAGTTTGATGGTCGTGTGCTCCTTATGTCTCAAGATAGCAGGGGTATTCGTGGAAACTTTCAGTTCTGGGGATATATGCTTGATGAAGTAAACAAGGCTGTTAAGGATAAGCGGGCTACTGAGGCTGAACTTGTTGAGTATATCAACTCTAAACTAAAGAAAAAACCAATTCAGTCAGCACTAGCTGAGAAGGGTTTACCACTTCAGATTAAAAAGCTATCCGAACTCAATGAACTTATGCCAAACGATGGCCCAAAGAAGGTTGGATATGAAGTACGGGCTGAGTTCAATGAGGCTTTGTTTTCCGCAGAAGCAAACAAACGATTTGGTTTGCCTAGGATTGAAGCCATCCTAGACTACGTTAATGAGCCACTACTTGCAAATGCTCAATATGGTGACCTTGTTGCCGTACTTGAGTTTGACTTGGCTAAAATGGATGTCAAAGACTCTCGCAAAATTAAAGGCGCAAAGGTGCACCCTGCGTACCCTTGGATTATTACTGGATTTAAGGACCTAAAGATTCTTAATGAGTTCGTAGACGTGAGGAATGTCTTTGGCGATTATCGCTCTAAGATGGCCGAGGATAAGGGAGACCCAGAGCTTAAGAAGCGAATTAAGATTCGTGCTGCTCGTGCTATTGTTACTGGCGGTGCGTCCGTAAATAATCTCGAAATCAACGACAACATCGTTAAGTCTATTTTGGGTATTGCTCCATATCGTGCAAAGTACGTTAACGAGATATCTGAGGCTCGCGATGAGTATAAGAAGCCATCATTTGAACGATTCATTAATGCATTTAATAACATCGCAAAAAAGTTTGATGTTCAAGTATACGGAATTGAAAAGACTATTGGTGGATGGTACGACTCTGAGTTAAACTCTGTCACACAGGAGGTTTCAATGCGACCTGCTATTGCGGGAAATAAGGAAGACATCCTTGCTATGTCTGCTGTTGCTGGCATTATGGCCCCAGTGAAAAAAGAAGACTTTCAGAATGGAGTTATGATTGTCGAGTACAAGACTGGAGGCCAATCACAGGAGGTTACCTTTAAGGCGAAGAGCGATGCCGATGCCAAGCGAATCATTGACTCCCTAAATGACTACGGATTCGGGGGCGGATTTACTTATGTGCCATCTGACAAGTCATTCCATCTCGCAATGATTCCTTATGATGATGTAAATATTTCGGGCTTGCGTAATAATTTAGAAAATTTAGTTACATTTGCCAAGTCAAACAATCTAATCGATGAAAAATCAATCCAATACTATGAAGCAGAAGTTAACTTCCCCGGATCAGACAGAGAATCAAGCGCTTACTACGGAAGAATTTTACAAGAAGCTAGGGATTCCAAACGCTACGAAAAAGATGGAAGGGAAGGTGCGCTTAAGCTTCTCAACCAAGCCCTAGAAATTCTTGATGAGCGTAATAACGCTATGGACTCAGAACTATCTGAGTCATCTTCTAGTCAGGCCAACAAAGTATATGACAACATACTTAAGGAGTCTAGTTCTAAGTCGTTCCAAGAGCTTTCAGAAGCTAGTAAAGCTGGATTACTTATACACGCAACAAAAGGTTCATTTGATACATTTGATCCGCAAAGAATATACGGAGGAGCACGATCCCTATATGGATACGGATTCTACTTTACATCAAGATCAAGTAAGGCGTTAGACTATGGGAACAAATTTATTTTTACGCCATTAAATAAATATAACTTCCTTGACATTGATGCAAAAGCAAACAATGATTTTGCGAACGAACTTAAGTCATTGGCTGAAGCTCGGATTTTAAAACTTCAGGGCCTATTTAAAGGCATTGAATTAATACCAAAATCATTAAAGACTCCACTAGATAACGCATTAAAAATAAGTTCTACCATATCTGGTGATTCTAAATATGGTAAGTATTCTATTGATGACTTGCGTAAGTTTTTAGATAACGATTACATTCTTAGTTTCACAGATTTTTCTGAAGCTATGCTATCTGTTGGTTATGATGGATTCCAAACTGATGACTTTTATGAGGCTGTAATCTTCAACTTTGGAAAGCTGAACGACAACCTTATTAAGGACGAAGCTAACTATTTAAAAGAGTCATCTTCTCGTGATGTACGTGAAGAAATCCTAGATAAAGAACAGCTATCATTTAAGCAGAGAGCTGTTAATACAGCTAAGACTTTTGTTTGGAGTGATACCCAGAAGCAAATTCGGGTATTTAAGGAGCGTATGAGTTCTCAGCTATCTGTAGAGGGTCGTGAGATTAAGAAGTTCACAAAAGGTCTGAATCAACTGCTTAAAAAAGCAGATGTTCAGACTATTGACTTAGTGGGTAACATCTTTGATGGAACACTTACCCCGGAGAATCAAAGAATACTAGAGTCTAAGCCTAATGGGAGTCTGATATTTGGACAGGCAAATGCGATGCGTAACTACATTGATTCGTTTGCCGATGACTTTGTGAACAGCCCAGAGTTTCACGCGATGCCAGAGGAAACTGTTAATACAATTATTGACAACTTTGGTCAATATATGCGTGGCAGTTATAGATTTTGGAAGGATAAGAACTTTAAGCCGTCAAATGCGGCACGTCGTGACGCTATTGCTTATGAGTATGAGATTTTACGGTCAAAGAAAATTAATGACCTCATCGATAAGGAAGGCTTTAAAGAAGATGAGGCTGGAGAGTTCTTCGAGCTACTTCACGACGAGACTTTAAAGGAGGCAACAAAAGCAATAGACGACTACATTGCCGACATCGAAAAGATTCGCAACGGAAGCGACTTTAAGAAGCTTGGAATTGTAAGTCCATCTGGAATAAAGCTGCCAAGCGAACAGTTCCTACGCCGCAAAGAATTGCCTGAGACAATCCAAAATTTGCTAGGCAAGGAGCGTGATCCAATTATTCGATTTATTGACACGACAATTGCTCTATCAAACATCAAGTACAAGGGCCATATGCTCTACGCGATAAGCGAATCACTTGGCGGCACCCAGTTCATCAAGAACGAGGTGACGGACGCTGAGAAGTCAACTGGTGAATACAAAGAGGTAAAGGATAAGTTCTCCCCCCTTAATGGGCGATTCGTTCACCGTGATGTGTATGAGGCAATCACAAATCAGAACATCTATGAGTCTGATAACATATGGATGAGTGGATACCTAACGACCCTTCAGCTTGCTCGTAAGTCTAAGGTTATATATAACCTTCCGACGTGGCGTAAAAACCTTACTGGTGGCTGGTATACTATGGCAGCAAATGGAGTGATTAACCCTAGCATTGTAAGAGACATTAAGCGTCGTGCTCAATTATTTGCAAATGGAGAAACAGACGCGGAGACTGAGGCCCTTATCAAGATTATGGGTGACAATGGCATCATTGGTCAAGACGTAAACGCTAACCTTTTAGGGTTTACAAACGCCATATACTCTCGCACTTTAACCGGGAACGATAACGACTACATTAGTTATGTTGACAGGGCGAGAAACTTAATCAAGAACTTTGACTCTGTAGTGGGTCAGAAGTATGCTGCCGTTGACGACTACACCAAGCTAGTAATCTTCCGTTCAGAGATTCAATCATTTGCAAAGAAGATGTACGGGAAGTCATACGACTCGCTTACTGACGCTCAGAAGAATAAGGTCCACGCTGAGGCGGCTGAGTTTGTGAAGCAGAACACGCCAACGTTTTCTAGGTTGCCAAAGTGGTACGCATCACTCGCTAAACTTCCAGCGGGAGACTTCCTGTCTTTTGAGTTTGAATCCCTTCGTAGTTTCAGCGCAAACATTCGTAACGGACAGCAGGACCTTATGAAGGGTATGACTGATAAGACTTTGACTCCAGAACAAAAGGCTGAGTACATTAAAGCTGGGTCTCGTCGTCTTGCTGGGTCTGCTGCAATTATGGGAGCTCGTTTAGCTATAACGTCCATCTTGGCATCTCTTGCACTTGGGGATGATGATGAGCTTGAGGAGGACATCAAGAACAACCGCCCAAACTGGATGGAGGGACACAGCATTATACCTACTAAGGTTAGTAAGGAAGGCATTGCAACTGCCTATGACTACTCTATGGAGGATCCATATGGAAGCTTCTTTGACCTAGCTACAGACCCATTATCTTTCCCAGCGTATGTTGTTGACCTACTTCAACCTAATATGGGTATCTCGTTCTTAACTAATCTTGCAGAAAACAAGGACTTTTACGGAAGGGATATAACCAACAGCTACGACAGCAAACTAACGAAGGGTTACAAGTATGGTGGTCACACACTAAAGTCATTGATTATTCCTCCGTTTATTGCATCATCGTACCGCGATGAGCAAAAACGTCTTGAGACCGAGGCCGATAAGTACAGCCCGCTTGATGCTGTTGGGCGAGTTGCTTCTCGTGCAGTTATCCGTGACTATGAGTTCAACATCCCAGTTCAGTTCTACTACTTTACGGATCAGTTCCGTACAAAGAAGGAGCAGTACAGCGACTTAACTGGGGCATCTAGGGACAACAGGCTTGCAGAGCTTGACGAAATCAAGAAGATGTACAAGTCAATTACAAACATTGGAATCAAGAAAGGAAACTACAAGATGATTGCTGATGCAAACAAAAATGTTAAACGAGCACTAAAACCAAACGAAGAAGCTTACGTGCTGTACGGATACGAAATACCAGAGAAAAAATGAAATACCTATCAACCCTAGTGGTCGCTGCACTTCTTACAGGATGCAGCGCCACCTATCATCTCAACAAAGCAGTAAAGAAGGACCCTTCAATACTGAAGCCAGTCACCATTACGGTCTGGGATACCATCATCACCCCACCAGTGTATCTAGTTGACACAGTTGCTGTTCTAGATAATGGCGACTCTGCGGTGATTGAAAACGACACCGTCAAAATTGTCATCACGAAGTACCAAGACAAGATGATAGTGAAAACATTGGTAAAGGAAGTTCCCTACGCGGTAAGCGTCCAAGCTGAGTGTCCACCGCAATTAGTTCAGCCGGAAAGCAAAACGGGCAAGGTAAAAGATTACCTACTTTTGTTCTTAGCGGCAGCACTTGTCGTTATGATGTTTTTATACCGATTCAGATAATGGCTAAAACCAAAGCACAAACAGCATCAACCTTCCAAGCAAAGCCTAAAGTAAGCAGGCCGGGCGTACATTCCAAGACCAAGAGCAGCAAGCTCAAGACCTCTAAGCTGTACTCCAAGTCCTATCGTGGGCAGGGTTAAAGAAAAAGACCCGTCTTACGAAGGCAGGCCCCTCGATCCAGCAGTAGTTGGATGGTGCGTCACAAGGCCAGTAGCCTGTGACGGAAACTGCCCCCACGCTTCCTGCAGCAGCAAGAAGTAAAATACCTACCCATCGCAGGAAAGACAGTCGGGGCTCATAGCCTTTACGGCTATATCACCACGAAGCACAGACTCTGTTCGCATATAGTACAGCGTCTTTATTCCTTGGTTCCAAGCCTCCATATGTACTTGATTGATCCACTTAGGTGTAGCCTCAGTAGGGAACGCAAGGTTCAATGACACAGACTGGTCTATGTACTGCTGTCGGATTCCCGCTTGGTAGATTAGGTCTAGCTGATTGATTTCCTTAAAGGTCTTGTAGACCTCCTTTACTAGAACTACATCCATCATAGGGTCAGCCTCATTGCTTTGCATCAGCTTACCCTTCTGGTAAATCCAACCATCAAGCTCGCCTATGTTCTGAACGGATCCTTCGTCGGCGAGTATCTGATCCCAGGTCTCTTTGTTGTTGATTCCTATCTTACGCAGAACCCGCTCTAAGGTTGGGTTCTTGCGTATGAAAGTACCCTTGGCAGACTGCTCGGTGAATACGTTAGCGGCCCAAGGCTCGATGCCTGCACTCACGTTACCACTGAGCTTGGAGTTGGACACCGTAGGCGCTATAGCGCGTAGGTGGGTGTTGCGAACACCAAAGCCACGGCACCATAGAGGCTCTCCGAACATCTTAGCCATATCGCGGCTAGCACGCTCTGATTCCATCTTGATGTGGGAGAAGATACGGCGCGTCTCAATCTGCGCCTGTAGCCCCTCAAATGGGGCTCCACGTTGCTGTAGGTAGGTGTGCCATCCGAGTACGCCCAGTCCAAGTGCCCGTCCCTTTTCAGCAGAACGAACCGAATTTTCGAAGCCCCTCATATTCTTGGCTTTCTGGATGAACTCCTCCAACACACCGTCCAAAAAGAACGTGGAGTAGTATACAACGTCTGTGTCCTTCCACTCGTCATACTTGGCAAGATTCAGTGAGGATAAACAGCAAACAAAGCTGTGGGACTCGTCGGTGTAAAGGGTAATCTCGGAGCAGATGTTAGTCATAAAGACCTTCAGCCCGTTGTGCTTGTACATCTCTGGGTTCTGCTTGTTGACGTTGCCGCGGTACATAATGTACGGCTGGCCTGTGGCCTTGCGCTTCTGCAGCACCTTAGACCAGCGACGGCGTGACTCATCGTCGCCGTCCTCTAGCTTCCGCATAAACTTATCGGATACAATGACCGACTGGTTTAGGTTGAGACACTGACGGTTGACGTCTCCCTTTGGTTCGCGGATTTCAATCCACTCCCAAAAGTCTCCGTGCTCTATGCTTAGGTTCACCGATGCAGCACCTCTGCGCACGTTGCCCTGTGAGGTGGCGAGTATCGTTGAGTCGTATATCTTACAGAAGGGGACCACACCATCGGTTGTCCCATTGCTGTTGGATATAGGTGACCCTGCGGGACGTAGCATATTGAGTCCGATGCCTACACCACCGCCGTGCTTGGCCAGCAGCATAGTCTCGAGGTTCTTCATCCCGATGTCGTGGATGCTGTCGCCAATGTCAACGCCGAAGCAGGAGATCGGAAGCCCACGATCTGTTCCCATATTGGCAAGCACTGGTGTGGCAAGGCCAAGCCAGTTGTTCCATATGTAGCCGTAGAACTTGCTGGCAAGCTCGGGTCGATTTAGGCGGTGTGCCGCCGCCTTAGCGACCCGTAGGTACGCATCCTTAGGCTTCTCGTCATTGATGAGGTAGCCACGCGATATGGTCTTCACGTACTCCTCTGTGTTTCCCCACTCGGGGAAGTCAACTCCGACTTCCCACCCTAGGCTCTCTGCAAAATTCTTAGACATTGTTGATTTTTGATTCTATGTTAAACTTCATCTTACTATAACGATTTCGATATACTTTGTTTGTATCTAGTTCACGACCTACCGCCTTTGTAGTGGCGACCACCGTAGAGTGGTCTCTGTTTACTAGCCTACCAATCTCCGTGGTGGTCATTGATGAGTGCTCTCGCATAAGCTGAGTAAACACCTGGCGTGCCTCACGCACATAGGATATACGAGTCTTGTTACGTATATGAGAAATGCTGAGGCCATACTCGTTTCTTATCTCGTAAAAAATAATAGATGCGATTGTATTGTTGTTCATAAATTTAATTCTTACCAAATGTTCTCAAAGTCTTCTCCCTCGTTGGCCTTTGAGTAATCAGTAGGACGTATAGAGAAAAAGTCAGTATGAGTATGCCCACCGGTTAAGTGGTAGAACCAATCAAGCTGTGAAGCCTTTGACTCGTCATACTCAAAGATACCATCGTAGCCTAACTCCCGCAACTTTTCATTGCCTCTTTTTTTAATAAATTCTTTTAGGTCCGAAGCCTTGAGGTTCTCGAGGTCTCCCATCTCAAACATCTTGTCGATAAAGTTCAGCTCCATATCAACAGCTACCCTAGCAGCCTCCTCAATCTTTTCCTTGACGCCTGCGCGGATATACGAATCTTCCTCGCACATATGGTTGAACAAGATGCATCCCATCTTGGAGTGGAGGGACTCATCCCTCACGGACCACTTCATCTGTTGACCGACTCCCTTTAGCAGATTACGCATCTGAAACGAGTAGAGAACAGCAAAGGAGGAGTAGAGCGCCATACCCTCAGCGAAGGCAGAGAAGACCGCTATAGAGCGTGCGACGTCCTGACGTGCCTTGGGGTCTATCTTAAGTATTGTATGGCTGTACTCGGCCTTGGTGTCTACTAGATTCTCAAACCTAGCGACCGTTGCTGGCTCCTGAAGGAAGGCCTCAAAGTCCTCAAGACCTAGCGTCTCGTTGAGGTAGCTGTATGCGGTGGCGTGGATGGTCTCCTGTGAGCCGAACATCATAGCCATCTGCTTGATTTCGTGCTTAGGGAACCACTTGGTAACCATCCCAGTCCAGTAGTCGGCAACAGCTGTCTCTGTCTGGGCGAAGCCTAGGAGGATGTTACCCACGAGGTTCTTCTCGCTTGGGCTTAGGTTCTCCCTAAAGTCCTTGACGTCGTTCTGCATAGATATCTCTGTGTGCAGCCAGAAAGCCTGAGCCTGCTTGAGCCACCCTTCAGTATAGTATATCGGATATTCGAAAGGTTTGTAGGGGATACGTTCGTCAAACAGCATAGGATTATTGTTAAGGTTAGAAAAGAAAGGGCCACACTAGGTGGCCCAAAACGGATTGCGAAGATAGTGCTACTTGCTCAATCCTAGCAACTCTGTGATATCTTTTCCTAAAGAAATGTTGTAGTAACCCACCATCTTGACAATCATATTGTTATTGGTGAAATGGGTGGTCTTTGGCATCCTTCGCTCCTCCCACTTGGGCTCTGGGAGTTCGCTCAAGCGGAACGACCAGACCCCATTAGGGGTTGAATTGATGTATACAGGCAGCGTACCAAACATTGCCGCCCTTTCGATAAGGGCGTCGTACTTGGCCTTCTCGATGAGTAGGTCATCGTAGTGAAGGTTACGGCACTTAAGTTCTATGTCCGAGTTGTGGACAAGAGAGTAGCAGTCGTACTTAGACATATTATGCTCGCTGACCTTGAGGTCATCGGCAATTCTCTCCTTTATGAGGTTGAAGAGCTCCCTCTCGTACTTGATCATACAAGATGCTTCAATCGCTTGAGGTTTATCTTGTCGAGGTTGTAGTCCTCGTGGTCCTTGATATCCTCAAAGAGATTGTTTGCCATCTTCTTTGCTGTCTTCTTATCCATCGATTCGATAGCCTCCTCCCACTCCTTAGGTGTGGAACATAGAAGACCAGTCTCTCCGTGGCGTATAATGCCATTGTAAGGCTTTGTGTTGGACGCTATGACCGCTGTCCTAGTCCAAGCCGCTTCGACAATTTTAAGGTCGCTCTTGCACCAGTTAAATCTGTTCCTTGAAAGAGGAACAAGACTTACATCAAAGTTCTTGTAGAGCTTTCCGTAGTTCCAGATGTCTCTAGGCTCGGATAGCTTGTCGAACTTTAGGATCTCGTCGTAGTCCATACCCTTCACTCCAAAGGTATACACCTTTGAGAAGTCGTACTTCATCTCCTTTATGTCACTTAGGTGGCCAAGTGCTCCGGCATAACCGAAGCGAAGATCGCTAGAGCTGTACTTACGGATGTTCTTCCACTGGTCCTCTGCGTCGTCTATGGAGTTGTTTACAAACTCAATAACAGCATTAGGGTTTACAGCCTTCATCTGTTTGGCCAGGTAGTGAGACGGCGTCCATATGACGTCGGCAATCCTTATGGTCTTCTTGATGTCTGGGCCGTAGTATATTTCGTAAAGTCCCTTCGCGGGGTTTCCGTTGTTCAGGTCCCAGTAGTCATCGTTGTCAAGTATCAACTTAACTCCGTGACTTTTAAGCATTTGACTGAACTTTTTATGGTTAGTAACGGAAGCTTTACGCGATATAATTAAGCTTGTTACAACATCTAGATTGATGTCCTTCAGCTCATTTAATGATTCTATCCAATGTATGTTGACGCCTTGATTAATAAGGCGTCTAAGTGGAACGATGAGCCTGTGGTAGTTAATCCCACTAAGCCCATCGATGTGCACCAAGGTTATCATCGCTGCTGTTCTGCGTACTCCGTAAGTGCGGAGCGAATCATATCAAGCTCAAGACGAAATGATCTAGAGTACTTATTTGTTATCTCGCTTACCTGCTTTGGGTCTAGCAGCGGGCTTCCTTTTTGGTCGTGTAGGTCTTCGTACAGTTCCGCGCTCCCCGCTGATATCCTCGAGGTCGCTATGAAGTACACCCGGCTTAGTTGCTCTAATGTCATTATCGTTATTGTTTTGAATTAAATTATAGTTATAACAGATTATTTTAGCGATGTATTGATCCTTTTTGAGTTCCGCATCAAACGTGATTCTAAGCTCCAAGAAATGTTTAGGAGTATCATCGATAACGTATCCATTATAGCGTAGATAATCTGCAAGAAACTTAACAGCAACAACAGAATTGTCAACGTCGAATTTAGAATTATAGCGTAGGTGGATAGCGAAGCGGTCCGTAGACCATTTGTCGTGTCCTTCAAGCGCAGTGGAAAGGCCATTAAAATACTTTTCTTTTTCCCTGTGGCGGAACGTCCAAAACTTGCCAGCGTAGAGCTGATTAAGTGACGGAGGCTTTGGTATTGATATCTCAATTTCATTATAATTATTTATCACTAGTCAAAGATACTAGAAAGCATCTTCATACACAACACCTTCGAAGTTAATCTTTGGTGGAGGTACATCGGCAAGTATAGACTTAAACAATGGCTTTCCTGTAAACTTGTTTACGAAGCCAGAGCTTAGCCCATTCATCTCAAACAGAACAGGATAGTCGAGGCTTGTGGGTTCCCCACCGGACTCTACCTCCCTAATCTTTCTTACGTGTACCTCAACGGTACGCCTCATATCGTACTCTGGGTGCTGAATTTTCCTGTGGAATGTCAAGAAATTATCAGACTTATTTACGAATTTACCTCCACCTTCGGTGTCCTCAGCATAGGGAGCCTTCGGTAGTCCGTCCTCTCCCTTACGCCTCTGCGCTTCGGTGATGGCGTGGGTAGACAGCCATAGGCCCATATTGTGGGACTGGGTAAACGAAAGGAACTCAGAGGCAGCCTCGTAGTGGTAGTCGTGGGTGGTGAGCGAAGAGCCAGAAGACATCTGAATCTTTAGGCTGTTGTACGGATCAATGAAGTAGCCATCGTAGTCTCCCTGGCGTATTAGCTTCTCTCCGAACACCAGCAGGTCGCTGTAGGAGTAGATGCTCTTGTTACTGATTATCGTGAAGTGGTCATTGACCCATTGGTACGACCTCTTAAGGTCGTATCCATTCATCTCCTTGACCTGCATATTTGCAGCAAACTGTATGAGCTTCATCTTAACTGCAGCGGTGCGGTTCTCTGATGAGTATATAATCCACCTCCAGTTGTGGTTAACTGCAGTAGATACAATCATATATAGAGAGAACGTAGACTTACCAATGTTTGATATTCCGTTGATTACGGTTAGGTCTCTCTTGATCAGGAAGTGCTTGTCAAAGTCCTTGCACCCAGTGGTAAGGCCTAGCTGTATCTTGCCCTCTATGTAGTCCTGAATCCATCGGTAGTCTTCATCGTCGGAGGATATGAACGACATATCCCCGTCGTTGATCATCATCTCCAGCTTGGCGGAGTTCTCCTCCTCTAGTACCTCACGGATGGGCATCGTCTTGCCCTTCTCTATGCCGTCCTTGATTGTGTTGCGTGCGGTCTCTATGGAGTCCACATCGCGCCTAAGGATCTCCCTCTCGAGTACGTGGTATGCCTCGTCCTCTTCCATACGTCCAACAGCAATATAGCCGCCACATAGGATCGCTGCCTTGAGAAGTATCGCGTGCTTCTCTCCATCCTCTGCTCGGCGTATCATAGATGACACCACCGCCAACTTATTGTAGTCGGTGTAGTGGTCCTTCGGCTGTACCTTCTGAGCTATAGACTTCTCGGACATCATCTGCCCGAATATCTTGGAGCCTTCGTTGACTACAATCTCTGGGTCGTAGCTGTCAAAGCAGGCGCGAGATTCGTTGATTCCAGAGGGGTCTACCTCTAGACCATACTCAGCATCAAAGTATGCCTGAAGTGCTCGGAAATGGTCTCTATGTAGGCTTGGATTCGATACGTTGACCAGTGCCTTGAGCCCTTCGCCGGATGGAGATATCCAGCAGGCGAATACATATGGATCTGTGGATAAAATGTCTTTGCTTCCTTCCACGTCTAGGTGGTCGAAGTCAAGGACTATCAGTCCGCTGTGCTGTCGTATTGATTCGTCGCGGCGTGAGTCAAACTCACCCGCCCATAGGATCACCGGAAGCTTCTTCTTCGCTTCTTTTTGGCCTTCTCTGACTTGCTGAACTAGAGGTAGATGTTTCCCACCAGTCGAGATTCTTTGGAGTGCGGCGGATATCGTTATGTACGAAGGTTTCTCCGTGTGTAGAATACTCGGAAATATGGTTATTGATTGTTCTAGTACGCTCATCTTCAACTGCAATTTTAAGTAAAATTAAATAACCTATTAGGTCCTGAATAGTATCCTCCGTGGAGTCGTTGATCCCTTTGTTTTTGATTCGCATCAGCTTGTCGTCAATACGACAGCAGATGTTCTCTACAGCGGAACCCTTTGCAAAGATATTGGAAGGCTCAAGTGCTGAGTCCCCATATGCTTTATTTTTTTCTAACAATAAATCCCTAACAGCATTTGCTGTTTTTAGAATCTTTATAGCTGAGTCGTTCATTTTTATTCGGTTTCTTTATATAGTTCATACGCAATCCTAACATCTCTTATGTCAAACTTTCCCTCTTTATCCAAGACGTCCTGACAATACATTGCGATTTTCACTCCAGTGTCAAACGTACAGAAACCAATAACATCCCAATCTTCTGATCTACTATGGCGGAATCGTCCTTTCGTATGTTGATTGAAGTGGAGACACTTCTGCTTTATGCTATACTCCACATATCCTACAGTGTTATCTGGTTCTTTAATTGATTCTGCTTTCATTTGTTTTGTTTTTAATAAAATTTACTGGACATATTATACGTATTTAATTGTAAATGTACGCATTGGTTTGGCCTATATGCAAATAAATACACTTATTTTTTCGTTTGATAATGTACCTTTAATTGCACAATTTGTAGTCATAATGTACATTAAAACGTACATTAACAGGTCAAGTGCGCCTTAATGCACTATAAAGGGTTCATTTCAAATCACTATACTTGAGCCCCCATTGTACGTTGATCCACTGCATTTCTTTCTCAGCTAAGGTTTTGTTTAGCTTTAGATTCTTACGTAGGTAGTCTACGCCCCAGGCCATCCACTGGTCGGACTGATCCATAGTCATAGTCCACTCGGCCCACCAGTTGTCGGTTCTACCCTTGATGTCATCGTAGGTAACATCGTGTCCGGCAATAACAAACATCTGATTGAGTAGGTCAATCACTGCCTGCTCTCGCTTTTGCTGTTTGGTTAATCTTGGTGTTTTCATTTCTCTTTGGCGCTAGTATCCCACTGGTATTCGCACTTGCCGTCCTTAATAGGTGAGTTCATAAAGTAGGATTGATACATACCTTCGGAGGCAGTGAAGCGGTAGCAAGATTCCTTGAGATCACATCCGTGTCCCCAGCATTTTGTTATGTCAGTCATTGTTTTATTGTTATTAAGTTCATCTTCAGTGTAGAAGTCCGTGCCTTCGTTGTCTTCTGGTTCGATGCCGTTCTTAATCATATCAATGATTAGTAACAGCTCGGTCATTGTTATCTCTATTTTCATTTTTCCTTGTCGTACAACTTGAGTAGCTTCTTGATCTCCTTCTCCTCTTCGTGCCCTTCGAATGCATCAAGAAGAAAGTCAAGAACTGTTGGCACTGACTTCCGTATTGACCTATTCTCTTTGAAGAAGTAGTCTATTTCAAGCTGTGCGGTTAGTGGAAATTGATTGATAAACTCATCCACTGGAAGGTCTACTCTTTTGGTTGTTTTATTGTTTTTCATTTGTTTTTTGTATATTTAACATTAAATTAACATTCTATGAAGATACTTCTCTTGACTTTCGTAGCATTAGCTGCTACATCTTGCGCCTCAGTAACTCCCAACAGCTTTAGTACTTCGACCCTATGTGCCGTGGGTGGCTGTACAAACTCGTCAATACATCATCACGTTTCTCTTGAGTAGACTTCTTGTCTACTACCAATAGCCTAGGCATATTCATTATGATCCATCGGTAGAACTCCTTGGAATCTAGTTCGTTTAGTTTGTCTTCGACTTCTTTAATTGCTGTCTTTTTCATCTATCTGTGTCTCTATAATTAAACTGAGTGCGTCGATGTAGCCAGACCAGTACTTAGCCTCTGCCTGCTTACCATCATACATACATACGTTGCGAAAGTTCTTCGCCTTATTATACTGTTCAAGTATTAGCCTTTTATTTTTCATCGTCATACTCTGGGTAGTGCTCGCCGGTGTTACCATTCTGCATAATAACTCTCATACGTTCATCGAGTCTTTTCTGCTCTAGAAAGTCTTGTTGCCTTGCCTTAGCAATGCAGCAAGGCTTATTGAGTTCGTTGTAAGCAATCTCAGTTTTCCAAGGAGGGCAGTCGCATTGGTTGTCGACGTGATCTTGGCTGTCACCAACATCATCCCAGAATATAAACTTCATATCCTCTCCGGCTCCTTTGTTTTTAGACTCCATATCCTACTATTTTCTTTGAGTTAATCTTTACAATCACAATCTTCTTCTCTCCCTTGTATGCCTTTCCGTAGACCCTGTCCTCTAAGCTTTTATTGGTCTTAGAGTCGTTGATCATTATCTCCCTTGCGGTATCGTACTTAGAAACAATCCACTCCTCACGCTTTATCTTTTGCTTGCCTTTGGTATATGAAATCGTTGCCTGAAGGTAAAAGATCGGAAGAGACATCTATTTGTGTTTTATGGATTAAGGAATCTGCAATCTTCTTTGATGTTATCATCCCAGTAGGTAGGTCGTCCTGTATTTTAGCTGTTGGGATAGTTACGCAGTTGGCCCCTTCCTTCTTCCATATAAACATAACGATGAACTCCTTGCTTGTGGACATAGGAACGAATCGTATAACTCCATTGTCAAGCGTAGCCTGGATGATGTAGAACGTAACGTCCTTTGATCCGTTGCTGCTTGTCAAGGAGAAGGAGGAAGAGGGGGGGGCAGTGATGTCCCTCCCCCACTCCATCGAGAGCAGGTATGCTATCGAAGTCTCCAGCATTAGAATTCTAGCGTGGTAGTTGGCATTACCCGAGGCTGTTCAGTCTTAGGTGGTGCTGGTGTCTTAGCGGCTTCGATAGATGCGTAAGGCTTCTTTGGCTCACGACCTGTTCTAAGCTTAATCAATACACGACCAGTGTCGGCTAGATATGCCTTAGCATTGTCAAGCTCTTCTGCTGTTAGGTACAGAGAATATCCAGTGAACTCACCTTCGTATTCGTTGTAAAAAACATTGCCGATATAATTGATTTTCTTTTTATAATCTGTTGATGATGACATAAAATTAAAATTAAAGTTCTCCTGTTATTATATAATTATCGAGGTCTTCGCCGTTGATAAAGTATTCCGTGTAAACACGGACAGCTTTATCGACTAAACGCTTACCCTCAAGGTAGAAGGACTCAGAGACGGAGAAAACCCCAATATCCTTACTTCCCTTATCGACTACTATGAACTGAAAGTTATTGTAGTCAATTCCAAACAGCGTAGAGTATATGTATACCTGTGCTGGATATCCATACCGTTTTGCGCTGTGGCTAAATGAGCCAATGTCTGATGTTGTCTTAAGATCGTAAACGGCGACACCTCTGTGGAGGATGTCCGCCTTCGCCCGGTGGGGCAGTCCAGATACGTCACCAATGGCTGGCATCTCGAACTCCCCACCCTTTAGCATATCCTTAACTAACTCGTTGCGAAGCAGAACCTCCACAACAGCCATACTAAGGTCGTACTCGCTAGTGGTAAGGATCGTTTGACCCTTCAACAGCTGTTCCTTGGCATCCTTGTAGATCTTCGATGCCTTGGAGGCCACGTCTACCTTCACAAACAGAGCCTCTACCTTCTCAGGCTCAAGGACCGCAGTGTGGATTAGCTTGCCGATGGCAAGGGCTGGTGTATCCAGCCTTGCCCCCTCTAGCATATTTTTGTACTCCTTCGGGCTTTCGTTTAAAAGCTTGTCGGAAGAAGATGATAGTGAAGCAGAGCCTAGGTAGCCATAGTAGAAGTCGTCGTCCATCATTGCCTCAAGCAAGACGTTCTTCTCCCAGGACGTGCCGTCAAGCAAGATTATCTCGCTCATTACTTCTTGATGAACTTAGACAGCGCGTTACGCTGGGAATCAGAGAGTTGGTCCCCAATTGCTGTTAAGATCTCTTCGTACTTCTCTTTAGTACCTACCTCTTTCATTCGGTCAACAGCTTTTTGGAAAAGCTCAGACCCTGCTGATGGCTTAGCGGCGACCGGCTTCGCCGTAGGCACCGAAGCCGAGGAGCCCTTGCCGTGCGTATTGGTAGAGTCAGCATCTTTAGTGTCGTCAATCAAGAACATAGCATTAAGAGCATACTTACGAGCATAGGATGATGATGAGCCAAACGACTGGGCGATGTCCATCCCCTTGCGGTTCGGGTCGATGCCTGCCTGAGCTGTTACGGTGATTTCTTCGGCACCCGACGACACACGAACCTTTGACTCCACGTACACAAGTCCGAAGATCTCGTGTATGCTGTCAGATAGTGTAAGCACAAGTTCGTTCTCTGCAAGCAGTGGCTTGAGTGCTTCGAGGATGTCCTCCTGATTTCGGTAAGAGTACTTACCGAAAGAATTGTATTGGCCCTTGGGGGCTTTGAGTCGCGACTGGACATTGATCAGTCGCTGTTGGAAAGTTTGTTCTTTCATAGTGTTTAATTGAATTATTGATTAATTTGTACAAAGATAATAGTAATATGTCTGGTACGCAACTATTTGCTGTTATTTCTTTCTAAGATCAGGTCAATTTCATTGATGCGCTTAAACGCATCATTTAAGAAATTGTCGTGGTACTCTACTGCTTCAACGAGTAAACGTCGCTGAATCTTTAGGTTTGCAAGGGGCTTAAGTTTCATAGATATGCACCTAGTTTTCACCTTCTGCGCCTACTTTTCTCGATATAAACCTGCTCCACATCTTAGCGGCAACAGCAATACGCTGTAGTCTGAAAGGATAAGCGGGGCGCAATCGCGCCATCGCTATCCGCATAAACTGCTCTCTCATTGTATGTGTGCGTTTATTAGGGCTGTGAACACCGCTATCGTTATGATAGTCAGATAGATATAACCCATTGCTTCAATCTTTTGTTTCATAGTTTTATTTGTTTGTTGTTAATTGGATATAGTGCGCCTGGATTGCCCCAGGATAACGAAGCCTTACTCTTGACGCAGAAGCATCAGTTCGTTTAGCAGTGCATCCCGCTCTGATTCGACAGCCTTGAGGGCTGTCTCCATCGCGGTTACTCGCAGTACGTAGAAGCGTACTAAGGAATGAAAGTGGTCGTTCATATGCTGTATGTGTTAATGTTATGGACGTTAATTGGTTGCTCTCGCAGGGCGAAGTTAGCCCTCAGAATTTATGGTAGCAAGGTTTTTTGTACTCTTTGAAAAAAAGTTATTAACAATTTACTATTTGTATAACAGCATCAGGGCAGTCGCTACTGCAGGCCATCTTGCTGTCGGTTATAAGCATCCCGTCCTCGGAATAACTTAGGCTGTAGACCCCGAACCGAACTATTGGGCTCTCGCCCTTCTGCTCGTCGAGCCATAGGTTCACATCGTAGTACTTGTCTCCTACCGATGTGGTAGCCCACTCATCGTCAACGAGTGGTCTTATGGTCACCTCGCCCCGAGTTCCGTTCGCGCAGAAGCGGATAAGGAACTTGCTTGAGGTAAAGGATTCGTAGGTCATCTTCATCACTTTAGTGCTTTAATTATTTGTGCTACAATTAGCACCACAATGTTAGCGAAAATAACTACTTGCAGGAATGACATACCCTTGGCGGCTATCTTATCGATCAGTTCAGAGAACTCATCGTTACTGGAAGTCTTCTTCATCGTATTGTTCTTCTTTGATTACTATGTGTTGTGCGTATCGTACTCGCGTGATGATTTTACTCATCGTGCTGTCGGAGGTAAGCCTCTTCTTGTTTCTAACTATCGGCTTCATCGTAGTGCGTCCTTAAGTTCTTGTCTCGTTAGGCCGGCCTCATCACCAAGCCAGTTAAGGAATGTATCCTCCTCGTGGCTTCTGACGACAATCTGAGAGGACGTAGAGAATACGTTACTGGTCTGGGAGAAGATGAAGTACAGCATAGTGGGCGGTACAAGTTCTCCGTTATGGATCTTGTCTACAAAGTCATTGAAGTCCCACTTCCACCTAACGTCATCGTACCTGTCGGTTGACCATCCGTCAGCCACTAAGGTGTAGCCTTCATTGATTTCCACATCAACGTATCCCCTCCATCCGTCGATTGAAGTCCACTTAGCACCCTTGATGCAGGATGGCGCACCCTCCTGCTCCTCGTAGTTCTCGGTGTCTCGGTATCGGTTCAGCGTATACGAGTAGTGGAATACCGCCATAGATTCCTCGTTAGGGTCAAACTCATACAAGATTGTTGGGGCTTCCCAGTGGGACTCTAAGCAACTCTCGCAGATTATATTGTCTTCCTTGTCGTAGCCATAGTAGTCGTTGTCTTGGTCGAACTCTCGGTCGCAGTCAGAACAATTTTGTAGTGGGGTCTCCGTTGGTTTATCTGAATAGTCTTTCATAGTTATTTGTTTTTGCTGTTGTTTTTATTGGTTAATTGTTTTGCTAGGTCAAACGCATCCTCTTGATTGGTGAATGACTTGATGAACCTGAACGGCTCCTGAAGTAGCACATCGTGCTTCTCGGTGTCTGGATTGTATGATACCACGTACTCCATAATCAAAAGGTTTGCGTGTCCATAACCTCTCGGCTAATAATCTTTGCGAACCTAAACGCTTGGTCGAATGAATCGAACTCGTACCCAAGGTCTTGGTCGGCATCGTCCCTTAGGACATAGATGCCGCCTTTGCGCTGAATGCTAACCTTGGCGACTGGTAGTGGTGGGCTGAATATCTGCCCGAAGAATGATTTGCTTTTCATAGTTGTTAGTTGTTGATTGGGTTAATAAAGGGGCGGTGCCGAGCCACCCCCCTAAGTGATGAAAATATCCCATACTCGGTGGCTTTATAGTTATAGGTGTTTAAATTTTACTTGAATTCCGTCTTCGTTAAAGTAGCGTACGCTGTAGTTATTATCTTCATCCATCTCGATGGTAACCTCATTGATGTGTCCACCGTTTTTATCCATCTTGATGAACCCAGCCTGGCTGTAGCCCTCCTCGACGAACTCTCCGTAGACTTCCAGTCCCTTGTAGTCGTTTATTAGCATCCGCTCAATCTCCTCAAGTATTGGGAGCGCTAAGTTCCAAGCCGTATCAAAGAACAGCACGTTGCTGTAGGTTCCAAAGGTCTTGACCTCGCCATAGGCCGCGTTCCACTTGGTTCCCCAGTTTTTAGTATTCCAAGAATACCAGTCGGGAATGTTGTTGTCCTTGCAGTACTTCTCCTCTGGCTGTCCGAGATTACCTCGGAACAAGTTGTCGGGTGGGGGAATGATTTTCTCAAAGTCAATTGGCTGATTGGACTCAAGTCCTTGACCAATTGCATTAAAGAATTCTTCTCGTTGTGTTTTGTCGCCCGATACTTCAAGGGCTGTTCTCATCCAGTTAGGCATAGTTTCTATTTGTTTATAATTGATGTTCGGTGATGTATATTCGGATGCTGTCCCCGTCCACTTGTACGTAGTAATCGTCATCGTTGTCGTGGTACACTTCTTCGATTTGCTCTCTTGTTTCGACTGATGCCTTTGTGGCATCAAAGAACTTCTTTGCGGCTTCGTATGTAGTGAAGGGTTCGTGGTCGTTGTAGTCGCACAATGAATGTGCTTCGTGGAGGATGTAGATTTTCATTTGTTTAGTATTTAATTTGTTTGTCGGTAGAGCATATGTTACTCAATTCGTTCTCAAAGAATTCAGTCATTTGCTCAAAGTCAAAGTGAACCTTTGCGTTTGCGTCAATGTGGTAGTATACTGGCACAATGATTTGCTGGGGGATGTGGGTTTTCATATTATTTATTTATTAGTTGGTTAAAGGTTAAAATGCTTTCTAACTTATGCAAGCAAGAATTAGGCGTTAATTCTATTTCTGTAAACATCTTGCTGGCGCTCAAATTCCTCGCGCACTTCAGCAATTTGCTGTTCGGTCAGTTCGTTTTCAAAGCCATCAAGCACGGCCGATTTATAGTCATCAAACGTATCGTAGTATTCTACTTCATCTTCAAGTCGGTAAAAGAAATTCTCCTCGTTGTTGATGTACATCCACTCACTATATGTGAAGCATTTGTCATCCATCACACCTTTCTCGTAGTCAGCATATCCGCCAAAGTCACTACCTGATTCTTCGTACTCTCCGCGAATAAGAACAGCATATTCTTCTGACAAACGGCGCAGGAATCCTTGTGGTGGTGACCAAGCAGAATCTCCGCTAATCAGTAGGTCATCGTCTTGACGACGCTCTACTTCAAAGTCAAACCATTTAGTTCCGTAGTCATAGATTTCCTCGAACACATCATTTTTCTTCTCACGCTTGTCGGTGAAGAATGTGTCGCACCAATCGCTGAATGTGCCTTCGTGAGAATGGTAGGTTTCGAACTTGGTTTGCAGTAGGTCAAGGATATCTTTCTCTCCGCGAATGATTACCCAATTGTAGCAGTTATTAGCCATAGTTTCTAATTGTTTATTGGTTGATTTTATTTTACGATTTGTTTATTAAAGTTCTAAAACAGCAAGGGTGACGTTACCCTCGCGGTCTATCCACCCCTCTTTGATTAGGGCAGTCGCGGTTCGGCCGTAGGAGCCCTGAAGGCTCCAGGCCATACCGCTTTTGACAAGGTCAGCGAAGAGGCACACGACTTCTTGGTCGTTTAGTTCGCCTTGTTCGTAGGCGATGATGTTGTCGATTGATGATGTTTCGTTGTTCATATTAATTGTTTTACTTGATTGGTTATGTAAAGGTGATAATGGATTTTGGAATATGCAAGAGAAAGTTATTAACAATTTGTTATTTAATTTCCAACTCGTTATTACTTGGATTAAAGTACCTGACGGACGTTCCGTATTTTGATGGTGCTTGGATTAGGTACCTACCATCCTCGCACTTGCTAACGCTGAAGTCGCTCATCCTTTGTTTAAAGAATCGCATTGTGTCCCTCGAAAAGTAGTAGGGCGCAGTTTCTGCTGTTAGTTTTTTGATCTGGCTAATTGTCATAGTTTCTAATTGTTTATTTGTTATTGAATCGTGAACCAATCTTCGTCCATATTGAACTCATCGATTTGTGCTTGACTAACGAACGCTTCGCAGTACCAAGAGTATCCTCCGTCACTATCTATTGTCAGGTCTGCCGTTACGTTAGTACCTAACAAGGTCTCCCACTCACGGACGAAGTCGTTTACGTCCTCTTCGGTTCCGTCAAAGTATGTCCACACGCGGAGGTCATTTATCGTTTCCATAGTTTCTATTTATTTTCGGTTAGTACTTTGTGGGCTTCCTGTATCTGCTCACCGAGGTCAACGGATAGCATCTCAATGATGTCGAAGGCAATTAATTTGTTTCGCGTTTGGTCATCAGTTGCATTGACGAAGTCTCCAACAGCATTTAGGTACTCGGCGTATGCTCGTACCATATTGTTTAATTCAGTTTTCATAATTTCTATCTTTTTATTGGTTAGTAAGGCTGTAGAGTAGTGTAGCCGTAGGCTATAATCTTGCCTTGAGCAAGCAGGTCGCCAAGTTCCTTTGAGAACGCAGTCTCGCTTGGAGCCTTGTCAGATACAACGTCAAACGTTACCTCGGCAGTTACTCCCTTGTTGGCTGTCCTTGAAAAAAATGTATGGTTCATAGTCAATTGTTTTTTGGTTAAGACGCCCTTAGGCGTTTCGGCTACTGAAGCCTCGTCGGTTAACCTATTAATATTGTAATTAGTCTTCATAAATTAACAATGTACTATGCCTTACTACGGCCTCTGATTTCGGGAACATCTCATCAATGGAGCAAAAACTCTCCTCAAGGCACTCAATCATTAAACGAAGTTCGATGCGCTTTACTGCCTTTGCTTGGTCGACTGACTTGCACACGTAATATTTGCTAATTGACACAAAGTCGCTTTGGTCATAGTAAACTGCCTTTGCACTCTTCATTGAATTCAGCACGCCCTTAATGCTTTGGTCAAGGTACTCTTCACGATAGCAATTCTTCTTGATGAAGTCCTTAAGTGTGGCATCAGAAATGATTGACATTTTGTGGTTGTCAATGTTTTTTTCTACGAGGAAGTAAGTTTTCATAACAATTGTTTTTTTTGGTTAAGACCTACCGAAGTAGGTTTCGAGTATTGAACTCATCTTCAGTTAACCTTGATTTAAGATAATCGGTATTCATTCAATCTTCCCTCCTTGTGCATTTCACCCAACATCCATAAACAAGTAGATTTTGTAGGGAGCGTGTCCATCCACTCTCCATCGGGAGCAAACATATTCCACTCTCCCGTTGGCATACAATTATTGTTCAATCGTTCTTGAACTATAAAGGGCTGAAAACCCTTGATGCTTACTTGGTAACGACCCGCACGAAGTTTGGTTGATTTGATTTCGTTGCTCATAGGATGGTAGATTAAATGATTGATGGTGTAAAGGTGATAACGACTTTTGACATATGCAAGTTTTTAGGTGAAAGTTTTTCTAATCCACCCGTAACTTGCTGATAATCACCGACAAAAGTTTTAGTCAGAGGGTTAGCGTAGATGCATAACCCATAGCCTTGTGGGGGTAAGTGGGGAGTAGTGGGAGGGTAAGGGAGTAGTTAGGGCATAGTTAGGGAGGGCTATTGTTCCTCGCTTCGGAACTCCTCACCAAACCTACCAACCAAACGCCATAGCCGCTCACCATAGCCGACCTACCAAAACGCCAAAAGCCTGCAATAGGAATCAGCGCGCGCGAGGGCCATACCTCTGGGATTGCGTTTCCGTTTGCGCGTGCGTACGTGTATATATGTATATTATCCCCTAGATAATTATATCTAACCCCAGATAATTATATCTAATTCTAGATAAATTACCCACTCCAGATAATTATTTCTAACTCTAATGCTTCTGACGTCAACCCTTAGGTTGAGGAAGAAGCTGCATAAGTAAACCTATACATTGACTACAGTAGGAGTCTTAATAGCTGTTAAATGATTGGGGGCTGGGAGGTGGAGGGTCCCTAAGGACCCGTATACCTCCTACTTGTTAGCTTTATATATGCGAAAACGAGTAAACAACAGCTATAATAGCGGTAAAACGAATAGACTATAGTTGTCGCGTATTCATTAGTGGCTGAGCGTCTTATCACTGATGAACGTGGGGTGTCTCTGCTTAGGCGACGACACCCTGTCTCTTGTTGGCTAAAGCGATTGTCTTTTAGATCGCTTTACCTTAGTTTCTTTAGTGCTCTAGACCTTAGTCTAACGCGAAGGTACATAATATTTTCCAAACCACCAAATATTACGTATATTTGCCTTGTCACAACACAAATACAGCTATGATAGGATACATCTACAAGACAACCAACAAGTTAAACAACTGGATATACATAGGACAACATAGGTCTTCTAGGTTTAGTAAGTCATACAAGGGGTCTGGAAAGGTCCTTGTTGATGCATTTGAGGTGTACGGTAAGGAGAACTTTCATACGGAGGTGATTTGCTGGGCAGAAACAATGCAACAGCTAAATGATCTTGAGAACCTGTGGATATCTGCGTATAGGATAGAGAACTGCTACAACATATCTGGTGGTGGTAACGGAGGGGTGTCTCACATATATGTTGACATTGAAACAAAATTGATTTACCTATCTTCATTTTCAGCCTCTTTAGCTGTTGGTGTACATCAATCAACATTCCTTAAATGGGTAAACCGAAATGGGAGGAGTAAGGGTTACGATAAGCACGTAAGATATAGCACTGCTACTAAGGTCAGCAACAGTAAAGGTCTATCGATATACAAGAGGTGGGTTATGTTGCCAGCGAATTTTTTACTTAGGATGGAAAACCCTAAATTTGCATAGTGGTTTTGTGTTGTGACGACAGATTCTGCGATTAGGGCCTTCGGGCCCTTTTTTATTGTTGTTATCTTTGTCTTATGATTAACAACGCAAAACAAGTTTGTTTATGAAACTAAGTAACTACGTATCGCTAGCTGAGGTCACTAAGAGTGACACCGCTACGCGGCGAGGCATCAGCAACGAGCCCACCCCAGAGCATCTAGAGAACCTCAAGACAATCTGTACTGAAGTCTTTGATAAGATCCGTGAGCACTTCGGTGTTCCTATCTACATCTCATCGGGCTACAGATCTGCTGCCTTAAATAAGGCCATAGGGGGCAGTAAGAACTCGGACCATAATCTTGGTCGTGCTCTTGACCTAGACCAAGATGGTAGGGGTAATGGGGTTACTAATATGGAGGTGTTTGAGTTTATCAAGGACAACTTAGAGTTCGATCAGCTCATCTACGAGTTTGGCACCACTAAGAACCCTGACTGGGTTCACGTGGGATACCGCAAGGGGGAGAACAGGAAGCAGATACTTGTGGCTTATAAGGAGGGCACCAAGACAAAATACAAGCCGTTTAAATAATATCTTTGTACCTATGAAAGCTAAGATGACTGTTTACAAGAATGGTGGCAAGACGCCAATCGTTCCAGACCCCAAGAAGAAGATGACCGATATGGAGATTGCCAAGGCAAACCGTATGGATATGTTAACCCAGGAGCGCAACACCATCCGTAAGAATGACCCCGATGCACTGGCTGCGTTTGATCGTGGACTCAAGGAGCAAGGCTTTATGGTAAAAAAGAAGCCAGCCGCTAAGCCCGCTGCCGCAGCCGTCAAGAAGATGATGGGCGGCGGTAAGATGGATATGTACCTTAATGGCGGAAAGGTAGGAAACAAAGTCAAAAGACTTGAGAATCGTGAAGCCAACCTTGTAGCACGTGGCAGCAAAGCTGTAGACGAGGGTAGGGAGCGTAAGGCTGACCGACTTCTTGGGAAAGCAGCTCGCGTAGAGAACCGTGTAATAAAGGCCAAAGAATCCGCTCCTGTCAAGAAGATGGCCGGCGGAGGTAAAATGGATTACGGTATGGGAGGCAAGATGAAGAAGTACCTTATGGGAGGCCAAGTAAAGATTGACAAGAACAAGGACGGAAAGATTTCCGCCATTGACTTTAAGATGCTAAAGAAAAAGTAAACAGCTATGAAGGCCAAGAAGTACAACTACGGCGGTAGGATGAGTGATGAGTCCGGCGAGGAGATTGAGATCAAGTCAATGGATATGGCATCTGGGATGAAGCAGCTTGAAGCTGCTGTCAAAGCCTCAGGCAAGACTCCTAGCAGCTACAAGTTCAAGGCCTGCTTCTACGAAGAGGACGAGGACTAGATATTGTAAGCAAAACTGCTTATGAACCTAATTGATATCTACAGCGAATACTGTGTAGACTCCAACGGATGGCCTACTACGGATAAAGGTTTGTTCCACGACTACCTAGAGGCATACTACACTGAAGAGTTTGCTAACCCAGAGAGGGTTACGTCAGTACTTGAAATTGGTGTACAGAACGGCGGAAGCCTGATACTCTGGCACGAATGGTTTACAAATGCTAAGATTGTTGGCATAGATATAATGGATGCGTGTTTAAACAACTATAAAGAAGCATCACTTGGTCGTGAGTTCCCGAGGATTGAGATCATCATTGCTGACGGTTATGACAAATCTGTTATAGATCAACATAAAGACAACAGCTATGACTACATCATTGACGACGGCCCCCATAGCATAGAGAGTATGAAGATAGCCATTGAGCTGTGGATGCCGAAGGTTAGGCAGGGAGGCAAGCTCATCATAGAAGACGTACAAAGCGTAGAGTGGTTTGAGGAACTAGCGTCTCACGCAAAGAAATTTGGTTACGAAAAATATCGGACCTTTGACTTCCGAGAAAACAAATTAAGAAGCGACGACCTAATTTTTGAGCTAGAGAAGTGAAAACTAAAAAGTATTACGACAGCAACCCTAAGGCTTACCAAAAGAAGAAGGAGTACGATACGGAGTATCACTCCACCGATGAGCGTAAGAAGTATCGGGCTGAGCTCAACAAAAAGAATCGCCAAGCTGGAAAGTACGGAAACGGAGATGGTCTAGACTACGACCATACCGAGCGTAGGTTTATATCAGCGGTAAAGAACAGATCTAAAAAGTAAACAACCCCCCAATATGAAAAATACATTATTATCCCTACTTGCTGTTTCAGCACTACTAAGCTGCGCGAGCGAAGAATCAAAAGACGCTAAGGCCCTTAAGATCCACGAAGGCCTTTATGCCTTCTGTGGGGCATCAGGTGCCGAGCTTACTGGAAAGCAAATTATAGTGCAAGGAAAAGTGTTTGAAGAAGGCTGTTCTATCTGCCCAGTGTTGGATGGGCCTTCAGTCTCTAACCTTGCTATGGAAGGCTATAGCTTTAGCTGGGGTTCTGAGTTCAGCACCGATAAAAACTTTCAGTACCCGAACAACGACGGGAGCACAATATGGGACGGTAAGTCAGTGTGGTCTTTGTACTGGTACTTCGATACCTCTAGCTTTATCCCTCAGTACAATCCAAAGACTCAGGATTGGGAGATGATGCACCCAAAGAACCGCTCGTTTATCGTTAACACAGACTACGCTGTGACTAGCGAGAGCAATATGTTCTGTATGCCCTGTGAGGTTTTCGATACCACTGAGACAGGAATCGTTCTTGCCAAATGCTACGGACCGATGAATGAGGCTGCTGTTCCTCTGCGTAGGGCTATCGAAGTGAAGACTGGTATGAAGTCAATCACCGCAGCGATAGCAGGAAAGCCATACCCGGTGGGAACACCAGTTCCCGTTATGGAGATGAGTAAGAAAGCACAGAAAAAAGCAAAACCATAATGAAGGCCAAGAAGAAAGACAGCCACGTAATGGTTGCAGCCCCAAAGGGCCACCACTGGATGATGGAGAAAGGTCGTTACTATGTGATGGCTGACAAGGACGGGAAGTTTACCCCTCACGAAGGTGCTTCGAAGGAGGCAAAATTCCGGCTATACTCCGCCCATCAATCTTAGCCTGAGCGATAATCTTCTTGCCAAGGGGAGTATCCTCGTGGCCTTTTAGCTTTCTGCCCAAAAGAACTGTAGGGATGCCCTCTCCCCGATTTGGGATAGTCTTGTTGATGGTTTTTTTGTCGTACTGAAGCTCCACAGTTTCCTTTCCGGAGGCTATATCCCTCCATCTTTCTACAATCATACGCCCCTGCTGGGTTAGTGAGTACCTTTTGCGGTAGTTCCACCTGTTCTCATCACGAAACCACATAGAGGTATCCTTGTGGATGTCGATATCCTCCATCGAGAAGTAGTCGAACAGCAATTCCCGCTTCTTCATCCTAACAGTAAGCCAGTCTTTTGTCTGGTTGTAGGACTTCGACAGCTGTTGTCCCATCCACTCGATGGTAAAAAACTCTAGGTCGTAGGCGAACAGGAGAAAGTCCACCTGTATTGGCAGGAGCTTATACTCCTGCTTCATAAACTTGTTGGCGTGCCAGACAAATTTGTATAGGGTAGGTCCACGATCGTCGCGGTAGGCGAAGTCCCTAAACTTTAGGTCTTCCTTTTTCTTGAACTTTTTAGCCAATGAAGTAAATTGTATCTTTGTAGCAAAAGTACGAAATATGGGAACACTTAGTGGTCAGCGCGTAAAAGATGCATTCGGTTCACTCCTTAAGATGGAGAGCGGAACAGCAACCTCGACGACTAAAATAATTGAAGACGGAGCAGGAAACGATACCGCCCTCAAACTGTCAACGGTAAAGGTTGAGGTAAACGGAACTCTTGCCTTCACCTCTGCCCCAAGTACTGGGTCTACTGAGGTAGAAGCCCTTTTCCTTGATGCTAGCAATAATGTTATAAAGCGTAACCTTGGATCCGCAGCGTTTACCTCGGGGGCTAGCCTAACTCCAGTTGCTCCTCTTGCGATTGCAAGTAATGTAATCTCCATCAGTGCGCCAACGACCTTGTCGCAGCTTACGGAGGCTACCGTTGCCATTGCTGACACCTTCCTTATCTATGATGCAACAGCTACCGTATACAAGTATGTGACCCTTGAGGATCTAACCCAGTATATGGCGGCCAACATCACCGCTGCATCACCGGGGTCTAACGGACAGATTCTTTACAACGACGGAGGAACTTCAGCAGGAGCTTCAGGGCTGTCGTACAACGACTCATCAGCTGCTGAGCAGTTTACATTTACAGGTCTAGACTTCGTTCAACGCGAGGTGTCATCTGGAACTTGTGCATTCTATAGCCGCTCCGACAGCGCTGTAATCAATAATGCAGTTACCAATGGTGTGGTAACAACCTTAGAGGCAAATCTTTTTGCAGGGGCTGTTATTGTTGACTATATGATTTACAACTCAGGGTCTACTACGGTCCGCGTAGGGGAGATACACATTGTGTGGAACCCATCAAACCTAGCAACAGCTCCATCAATTGTCGATTCTATCAAGACGTCAATCGGAACCTCTACCGCTGCAACCTTTGTCTTCAACGCATTTATAAATTCTACTACGCTACAGCTTCGTGCCACCAATACGTTTGGCGCGAATATGACGGTACTTCTAAACTTCAAAGCCTTCTACGCATTCTAGTATGAATGATGAAGAAAAGGCTGCGGCTAGGATTGAGCTGTTTATGTTTGCAAAGAACAGCTTCGATGACATACTAAACAAGGCCGAAGAACTTGGTCTTATCGATGAGTTTATGATGATTGCATCAGCAGGACTTGTGGTTGACCAGGTAGACGGAAACAGCATAGTGGAGTCCGTGTCCAACATCAACGTAGACACCAAGGAGGAGATGATTTCCTTAGTCACATACCTTATGGGATCCTACAGCGAGGACGACGAAGCCGACGATACAACCAATATAGATTATTGGCTAAATTTGAACTAAATTAAAATGAAATGGAACTCATCAGAAAAATCATTGCGGGAACCGACCCACTGAAAGCCTTAGCCTACTATGTAGGCCAGAAGGCAGGGGACGGAGAGATCGACTCAATCGTTCTCGACGGGTCTCACCTCCACTACCACGGGGAGCGCAAGTACCTCATATACCTAAAAAAGGACTCCACACTTATGCTGTGGAAGACTATCGAGGGTATGCCAGTTATAGTAGAGTACGACTGTAACTTCTAGTTGTAACCGACTTACAACTTTTATTTATTTTAATTAAACATATGATACCATTGTACCACATCCTAGTGCACATACCTAGCGCTGTAAACGACACCATCAAGGTGGGAGAGTCAGAGCTTTACCTCGACACTAAGTTCAACGAGTTCCAACACCGCACTATGAAGGCTAAGGTTGTAGGCATTCCTGCTAAGTTCAAGTCTGAGCTAGAGATAGGAGACTACGTATTCCACCACCACCACGTTGCGCTCAACGACACCCAAGTCGTTGACCCTAAAGAGAAGATATACCGCGTCAACTACGACCCCTTCGGTGGTCAGGGTAACCAGGCATACCTCATCGAGAAGCCCGACGGCAGCCTTATAGCTGTTGCGGACTGGGTGTTCCTAGAACCCTTTGACATTGATGCTGATAAAGAGAAGAGCTTCATAGAAATCATCACCCTCAAAGAGCCGGAGAAGCGCTGGGGACGTATCGTTTACGGAAGCCAGTGGCTAGAGGAAGAAGGTCTCGCTGTTGGCGATGTTGTGTACTTCGCCAAGGACGCAGACTACGAGATGGACATCAATGGCCGCAAGCTGTGGCGTATGCAAATCCACCACCTGATATGTCAAAAGCTGTAAAGTTCACAACAGTTACTGCTGCGCGTAACCTTATCTCTGCGATGGAGGCTGCAATCGGTAATATGACCGAGGAGATACGTAAGCCGGTAGACCCCGATTTAACGGGGTCCGCCCGCAAGGCAGAGCTGCAGGCCATCAAGGACACAGCACTCGCCTGTAAGGAGCTTATCGTAGAAAGGCAGAAGCTGGAGCAGCTTGTTGGCGACATCGAGGAGTCCGGATCCTTTGAAAAGGAGAAGGACTTCAAGGGAGGCTTCGCTGAGAGGATGGCAAGATAATGGCTGGGCTGAAGGTAATAGACAAGCAGGAGGTGATAAACATCTGTCCGAACAATTCGGACGGACCTATCATTGAGATAGAGTCCCTCAGCATCCAGTTACCAAAGCCAGAGCATTTTCTCTTTAGCGACCTACCCAAGCATCAGCAGATGTGGAAGCGTCAGGAAATCCCTAGAGAGCTTGCGCAGATAAACTCTATGGACGACTGGTACGAGTCACCGCGTGAGTTCCAGCAGAAGTGGAGCCCCTACATCGAGCAGGAGTTCAAGAGACGCAAGGAGGGGCTGTGGTTTATGAACAACGGTGAGGAGACCTACATCACGGGTCACCACTATATGTTCCTTCAGTGGAGCTCGATAGACATCGGATACCCTACGTACCTAGACTTCCAGCGTAAGCTGTTTGTCCACCTCTCGGCCTGCGAATCAGACCCTCGGTGTTTGGGTCAGATATACACTAAATGTAGGCGTTCTGGGTATACCAATATGAGTGCAGCGGTTCTTGTTGACGAGGGCAGTCAGGTGAAGGAAAAGCTGTTGGGTATTATGAGCAAGACAGGAACAGACGCCCAAGAGGCGGTGTTCGGCTCTAAGATCATTCCTATATTCAAGGGCTACCCATTCTTCTTTTCTCCAATCATTGACGGAACCACTAACCCGCGTATGGAGCTCGCCTTCCGCGAGCCCTCGAAGCGGATCACCAAGAAGAATAAGACGACCTCACGAGGTGAGGCCTTGGACACTATAATCAACTGGAAGAACACTACCAATAACGCCTATGACGGAAGCAAGACCCATATGTTGTTTCTCGATGAGGCTGGTAAGTGGCTGAATCCCAACGACATAAGAGAGGTATGGAGAATCCATAGGACCTGTCTTCTTGTTGGACGTAGGGTGATTGGAAAGGCGATGGTGGGCTCCACGGTAAACCCGCTAGACAAGGGCGGTAGGGAGTTTAGGAATCTGTACTACGACTCCGACCCCAACGACCGAAACGAGAACGGAAGGACCAAGAGCGGGCTGTACAAGATATTCATCCCAGCATACGATGCAATGGAGGGATTCTTCAGCCAGTATGGGTTACCTATTGTTGAAGACCCAGAGACTCCAATGCTTACCGAAGACGGAACCATAACCGAGATAGGTGCTAGGACGTTCTTAAAGAACGAGAGAAAGGGTCAGCAGAACAACAGCTACGAGCTCAACGAGATTATACGCCAGTTCCCCTTTACCGAGGACGAGGCGTTCCGCGACTCGACCAAGAGTTCTCTGTTTAACATCCAGAAGATATACGAGCAGATACAGCATAACGAGGAGCTGTACCCTAACCCAGTGGTCATCGGTAACTTCCAATGGAAAGACGGGAAGATGGACAGTGAGGTGATCTTCGCCCCCGACCCTAATGGGCGGTGGCGTGTGGCTTGGCTAGCACCTGCTGATATTCGAAATAAACGGAAGATTGAGAACAATAAAGCTGTTGCCCCCAACGGGGCATTCGGGGTTATGGGTGTTGACTCCTACGACCTTGACACCACCCTTGACTACAGGTCTTCAAAGGGTGCCTGCCACGTATACAACAAGTTCTCGATGGAGCACCCCTCTAATATGTTTGTCGCGGAGTACGCCTCACGGCCTCCGCTTGCCAAGATATTCTACGAGGACATCCTTATGGCTGCCGTATTCTACGGATATCCTGTGCTTATAGAGAACAACAAGTACGGTATCGCTAGGTACTTTGAGTCAAGGGGCTACGATGAGTACCTTATGAACCGCCCTGCACATCTAGCGTCTACCTCTTCAAAGATGAACGTAAAGACAAAGGGAATACCTTCCAACAGCCAAGATGTGATACAAGCTCACGCTCAGGCTATTGAGTCCTACATCCACGACCACGTAGGCCTCCACAACGAGACCGGTAAGTTCGGACGTATGTACCTAAACAGGACACTTGAGGACTGGATAAACTTTAAGATAGACGACAGGACAAAGTTTGACTTAACGATTAGCTCAGGGCTGGCGTTGCTTGCCGCCCAGAAGCAGGTCAAAGAAGTCAAAAAGACAAACTTCAACGATCGTGTTTTCTTCCGCAAGGGTAAGGAAATTAGGCGATAAGTTAAGTTCGTACCTTTGTCCATAAACTCCGATAAATGGATCAATACTCTGTAAAAAGTAACTCATACGACTCCACGTTCCCAGACCCTTTTGCCTCACACGATGTAAAGGTGGGAAAGAGGTACGGTCTTCAGTACGCAAAGGCTATATACGGCCAGTGGGGAAGCGCCCAGTACGAGGGGTCTCTGTACAGCAAAAGATTCCGTGAGTTCGAAGTCTCTAGGGACTACGCCAACGGAACGCAAGACACATCCATCTACAAGCAGATACTTACCTCTCTTGACCCGAATAACGGTGATGGGTCTCTGGTGAACCTAGACTGGACACCAGTTCCTATCGTTCCCAAGTTCGTAAAGATTGTAGTCAACAAGATTCTGTCTTCTAAGTTCTACCCAAACATTGAAGCTGTTGACCCTTTGTCGCGCAGCGAAAAGGACTACGAGAAGAATAAGATGAAGATATTCATCGAGAACAAGGATATTTTAAAGGAGGCGAAGGACTCAGGACTTCGCACCGAGGTAGACCCAGACTCTCTTCCCGATACTGCTGAGGAGACCGAAATTTTCCTTGAGACTAACATCAAGACCGCTGCGGAGATTGCTGCCCAGATTGGCATCAACTTAACGCTCAGCTGGAACGACTTCGACGAGCGCATTTTTAGGCGCAATGTCGAAGACCTCGTCACTTGCGGTATTGCTGTCACCAAGCGCAGCAACGACCCAAACTACGGAATCGTTGAGGACTATGTAGACCCAGCATTCTTCATCCACAGCTTTACCTCTGACCCAAACTTTACGGATATAACCTATGCAGGCCACGTAAAGCGTATGAGCATCTCTGAACTTAAGAGAACCGCAGGCAACCAGTTCACCGAGGACGAGTACGAGAAGATGGCTCGGACGGTTATGAACCGCTTTGGCAATGACTCTAGCCGACTGATGGGCTCTGGGTACGACCCAGGTATGGAGCGCTACTACTACGGATACGACGAGTACACCATCGAAGTCCTTGACTTTGAGTTTGTTAGCGTTGATAACATCATCTTCGAGAAGAAGGAGTCCCGTTTTGGAAACATTGGTTTCTACTATAAGGGCCACAAGTACAATGCCCCACAGCAGAGTGTGTATGATAGGGAGGCTGTCTATATGCAGAACCAGACGCTTTATGGTGGTAATTACATCCTAGGGACTGACTACATCTACGACTACGGGTTGAAGAAGAACATTCCTAAAAATGTTCACGACCTCACCCGCACCCGGATGAGCTACAGCATTGTGGCCACCAATATCCGCAAGTCTATTCCTAAGTCTATGGTTAGCGGCATCATCGGCTTTGCCGACCAGCTGCAGATCACCCACCTAAAGCTCCAGCAGTCTATCGCTAAGGCTAAGCCTGATGGACTGATCATCGACATCGAGGGACTTGAGAACGTACAGCTAGGACGTGGCGGTGAGCTACAGCCTTTGGACCTTCAAGACATCTACGAGCAGACGGGTATCTTCTACTACCGCAGTAAGAACCCTGACGGCAGCTTCCAGAACCCACCGATCCGTCCACTTGAGAACGGCATTAGGAACATCAACGAGCTCATCACCATCTACAACCACGCCCTGCGTATGATTCGTGATGCTACGGGCATCAACGAGGTTATGGATGGAACGAGCCCTAAGGGAGACCAGCTTGTTGGCGTACGCCAGCAGCAACTGGCGGCAGGCAACAATGCTCTTGGGGATATCAGCAATGCAGCGATTGTGCTGTACCGCAGGATCTGTGAGGACGTTGTGAAGTGTCTTCAGATACTTCCCCCGAAGTCTATCTTATACAAGGCCTACGAGACGGCTATTGGCAGGGAGAATATGGCTGTGCTATCTAGCTTCTCTAATCTTCCTATGTACAACTTCGGCGTTAGGGTCGTCGCTGATATGAACGAGATTGACCGTATGTACCTCGAGCAAAACATCCAGGCCTCTATTGCCCAGGGCGAGCTTGACATCGAGGATGCTATTGCCATCCGTCAGTTGAGGGACATCGACCAAGCCGAGAGGCTGCTTATCGTGCGCCGTAAGAAGCGTATGAAGGTCCGTCAGGAGATGGCCCAGCAGAACTCTCAGTTCCAAGCTCAGGCCAACGCACAGGTGGCTCAGGTGACAAGCCAAGCCAAGATGCAGGAGGACCAGATGAAGGCACAGTTAGACGCTCAGAAGATTCAGCTAGAGGCTGAGGCTAAGGCTCAGCTGCTGCAGGTAGAGTACGGACTTAAGATGCAGTTGGCTCAGCTGCAAGGAGACTACGGAATCAAAGAGCAGCAGATCGAATCTGGTGTACGCCAGACTGCTGATCAAGAGGCTGAGGACCGCAAGGATAACCGCATTAAGGAACAAGCAGTTGCGCAAAGCAAACTAATTGCCCAGCGCAAGGGAGACCGTGCTGAGTTGCAGAAGCAAGACCTCGAGGGTCAGGAGGATATTGTGGATATCATATTGAATCAATAACTATCTTTGTAGGGCATTAGCGTTGCTCTTTAACCTTTAACCTTTACCATTGTGAGCTATTCAAATATTACCAACCCAGTAAACTACCAACTTCAGGCATTCGGTCAGAAGGGATTTAGGGTAGTAACCTCAGCATTTACTCCTGTTAGCGGAGAATTCTACCGAGCATTTACCATAACCAGCGACGCAGTGGTCACCGCTACATCGGTAGAGGGGGATAGCCTTAGCGCTGTAACGCTACTTGCCGGAACAACAGTTTACGGATTGTTCAGCGCAATCAGCGTTTCCTCTGGAACGGTAATCGCCTATATCGCATAAAGATGATTGGTCTCGGTTTAAGCATAAGCCTAACCCCTTCTGGTGCTGGATTCCTACGTGGAGCAGCTCAGCTAATCTACAATGACTACTACAACCGAGTAACGGCAGATGGTGGTACTGTGGAGGGAGAGTCTTGCTTTGAGCGTGCTGTATTCCTACTTGGTGTTCGTAACACCGTCAACTACATCGACCTAATCTTCCAAAGATGGACTGCTGACGGCGGCATCATAGAGGCGGAAGATTGCTTTACAAATTCTTTCTTTGCGCTAAATCAGTGATGGAAGAGTGGAAGGACATACTAGGCTACGAAGGCGAATATCAAGTGAGTAACTATGGTAGCGTAAGGAGTCTTGATAGGTATATAAAGTCTAAGTCTAAACTAGGTAAAGAGTTTGTGTATTTTAAAAGAGGTAAGAACTTAATACCAGAACTTGGGTCGTTGGTTTATCCTTATGTAGTTTACTATTTAAAAAAAGATGGAAAGAGATACTACAACAAAGCCCACAGGCTTGTTGCTAAGGCTTTTATTCCGAACCCAGAAAATAAGAAGGTTGTCAATCACATTGATTCAAATCCAAGAAACAATCACGTAGACAACCTAGATTGGGTAACACATAGCGAGAATACCAAACACGCTTACGATAACGGAAGGATTGATGTAACAAAAGCAATAGAGGCTTCAAGGGAATCAAGAATTGGTACCGGAAAAATTGTATATCAATACACAATCAATAAAAAACCAATAGCTCAGTTTAACAGTGTTAGGTCTGCGGCTAAAATAACAAACTCTGACGAAAACTCTATATCAAAGGTTTGCAGAGGAGTAATCAATATTCACAATAATTATTTTTGGAGTTATGAGCTTTTATAGTGACGCATCTTTAGTGATGATACCTTCGGGTTATAAAGACCAGAAGGTCTACTGTGCAGTGCCAACGGACGGTAGTGCTGACCTAACCTTCAGCCGTGCCTCAAGCGCTACCCGTGTGCAAAGCAACGGCCTAATTGAAAAGGTGCGGACGAACATTATTCTTCAGAGCGAGGACTTTACTACGACTTGGGCGTCTAACGTTTCACCTACAATTACCGCAAATACAACTGTTGCTCCCGATGGCACTACAACGGGAGATACTATTGCAGCGAGTGGCTCAAATAGCGGGGCATATCAAGTACCAACTGTTGCAAATGGCGTTGAGCATTCTTTTAGCGTTTACGTTAAAAACATCACTTCTGCTACCGCTATTCAAATAGGATGCGACTTAGGACCAGTCAATGGCTTTTTAAACTTCAACGCAGTAACGGGTGCAATCACTACAACTGCTGCTGGCATTACTGGTTCATCGGTTACGAATGTTGGCAATGGTTGGTATCGTGTTTCTGGAACTTACATTACTACGGGAACTACAAATACCTTTATTGTCTTTGGTCAATCGGGTATGACGTTTGCGGTATGGGGAGCGCAGTTGGAGGCTGGCGTAACTACCGACTACATCGCAACCACCACCGCAGCGGTATCAGTTGGCCCCGTTAGCGGTTTACCCCGTTTGGATTATTTGGGTAGCACTTGCCCTAAGCTTTTGCTGGAGCCACAGCGGACAAACCTTGCTATCTACTCGGAGCAGTTTGATAATGCAGGATGGGGCAAAACCCAAAGCGGAACAGGTCTTGTTCCAGTTATAACGGCTAACAATGCAATTAGCCCCGATGGATATCAAAACGCTGATACAATCGTTTTTGATGTTGGCGCAGGAACTACTTCAAGCGATATTTCTGCAATGTTCCAAACCTTTGGTGGAACGACTGCAACTTATACGGGTTCATTCTATGCTAAAACCGCAAGCGGAACTGCTCAAATTCAAGTCCGTATTGATGGTTCAAATTATGATAAGTTTACTATTACCAATCAATGGCAGCGCTTTACTTTAACCAAAGCATTAACTGGAACAAGTAACGTGTTTGAGATGGCAATCCGTAGAGGATTAAACGAGCCGATGAACGCAAGTGCCACAATCCAACTATGGGGAGTTCAAGTTGAACTCGGAGCCTACGCCACCTCGTACATCCCCACGCTTGGGGCATCAGTTACAAGGGTTGCGGATGCTGCTTCAAAGACTTCGGCTTCTGCTTTGATTGGTCAAACCGAAGGCACCATTTTTTGGGAGTTTGAGTTTACCACTTCGGTTGCAACAGGTAACGAAGCGCTCTTGAACATTGATAATGGCTCTTTTGGTAATACTGTGTATATATCTAAAAGTGCTTCTGGGGGAATTGTTGCCGAAATGTATAATGGAGGTGTTTTACAAGCATCACTTAGTTTGTCCTCACAACCCGCTGGAACTTACAAGGCAGCGATTGGTTATGCAAATAACAATACCGCATTTTTTGTAAACGGAGTGCAAGTCGGAACCACCGATACTTCGTGCAGCGTGCCAGCAATGAGCCGCATTCAGTTAGGCAATACTGCGATTGGGCCATCTACTGATAAAACCGCACAAGTGCTTTTATTCACAACCCGTTTAACTAACGCCCAACTGGCAGAACTAACCGCATAATTCAAGACACGATGAAATTCTTAAAATACGAGTTCACGCCTACGCAATGGGCAACGGCTAAAGCAAAGATTGAGTTAACGGGCACCGACCCCGAAGGCGAAACGTACCAATACTACAACCCCGAATTAGTTACTGCGGTAGTGGAACTCGGGCATCTTTGCACCCAATGGGGAACGGATGCCGAAGGCAACCAAGTGTGTGAGGTAACGTCACCAAAGTACGCAGTTGACATTTTGTGGACTGCCGAACCAATGACAACTTCGTTTGCGC